CCAAGGAAAACCAAGGAAAACCAAGGAAAACTAAGGAACCCCAAGGGAAACGAAGGGAGACAAAGAAAACCAAGGGAAACCCCTTCAATCAACAAAAGAAATACCTTCCAATCAATGGGAGTATCTTCAATCAATAGGATTCCTTTCTAAACAGGGGTAATACTTTACCGTTAAGTGGAAACGCAAAGCGGTTGCTAGCGATGGTGGGTAGGGTGTTATTGGTGGTAGATATTGTCTGTTGGTGTGGGAGTGATGCGGAGGGAACCAAGGGAAACGGGCGGCGGCGATGGCGTGGGGTCGGCCCCGCTGGTCGTCCGTTCCCTGTTCTCCTTTGGCGGTAGTGTAATATTAAAAATCTAATAGTGATATGACGAAAGAGGAAGCGAAAGAAAGGTTCGGTGACAATATAATAAACAAACTATTGTCGCTTGGTGCTGAACCGACAAACGTATGCAGGAATGACGATATTGTGGAATGGTGCAGTGATGGATGTATAAAAGTGGGCGATATTGAAGTATGGGCTTACTATTACTTTTATGAAGGAGAGAACCCTGATTTATGTAATTGGGAGGATCGTATGGAGATAGAGGTAGAGGAATGTTGGATTTAAAATCGGTTGATATGAGATTTATTTATTTAATGGAGCTTAGAGGAAAGGATATATGCGTAGGCGACAAAAAGTGCAAGAGGGTAAAAATATATGTAGGCAGGCCGTTGGCGGATACGCCTAAAACCTATAAACAAATAGGTGGATTTGTAGCAAAAGAACTATCCAACGCTTATAACAGCGGTTGTGTTTCCATCTATGAAGCAAAGGATAAAACGCTCAGATATTCGGTTTATCGAGATGGTTGTTTTTATCCTTATTACGGGAAATTAGAGGTGGTAGAATAATACCAAAGGGAACGGGCGGCTGTGTCACGGCGTGGCAGGCTACGGGTGTCTACCGCCGTTCTTTTTGGAGTGATAATATAAAATACTAATAGTATGGACGAAATTATGAAATTACAAGATGAAGCGCTGCTTTATCTGCGTGATAATATTACAAAGGATGAGGCGTATTATATCCTTACGACCGATAAGGAGATGCTAGCGATTCTTATAGCTGATAAGAAGGACGGGAGCAAACGTATCAAGATTCTTGATGCGGAATATACTATAGAGAAGGATGATATGTTATTTCTATTCGATACTGATGGGGTGATAGATGAGTGTCTTTTGGTTGCCAGCTACATAGGTGTAAATATGTATTTTCGCAGGCAAGATGTCAACGCTATTTTGAATAACATCAATAGAGAGAAAGTTATGAAATATCCTTACATAGCTATTCAGTTAGATAATATACAGACTGTAGAAAAGCGTAGGGTTGTTTTTGAAATTACCGGGCATAGGATGGATGATAACAAAGAGAGAATAGATTTTATGTTTGTTTATTTTATGGCTAGAATGTTATGAGGGCGAGAAGGACTGTGAAAGAAAGAGATATTGTGAAGATATTGGTATTCGGGTATGATAGGACGCTTATAAAATCCATTAAGGATTCCGGATTCAGAAGTATGTCGGATGTAATATCGTACGCCAATAATATGGTCGGGGATAAGCCCATTGATCATATTAGGGTGTCGAATGAGGCTCGCGGGTGGTGTGGATCATATACTAATTATGGTAAAATGATAGATTAGTTTGATAGGAGGATATGATATGAGAAGGATTATAAAAGAGAAAGACGATATCAAGGTGTCTATATTTAGCGGGGGTAGGTTGGTTCGTGTTTTCATAGATTCTGGGTATAGGAATATAGCTATGGTGATAGCCGATTGCGGCAGAATAGCTAATGGTTGTTATCACATACATCATATTGAGGTGGTAAATATGGATAGGGGATGGTATGGTACATACACCTTATATGGAAGGAAAATAAATTAGTCGGATAGTGAACAATAAAGGAGGTATATATGGATAATATTATAACAAACATGGATGGCGTGAAAGTAAAAGTAAGAGTATATGATTTTGGCGATGAAGTGGCTGATAGATATACCATAGTATATGTAAATAAAAATATAAAGGATGGTTATGGGGTGGTGTATTATCCTGTTTTCTCATGTAGTGAGGATCCATTCCATCCATTAGGAGTGGGGATGTATGCGGGAGATTATTATCCGCATAGAAGTCATATGTACAATTTTGGTAAAAGAGTGAAGGATATAGATTCACTGCCAAAGAAAGTGATTGAATTTATAAAATATATTACACGATGAACGAAATAACTTACAACAATTACGATTTGGTTGCTTTTGAACAGAATGGGGAAGTGGTAGTAGCCGTAACATTCTACAGGTATTACAAGAAGAAAGCTAAAGGTGAGGTTAATTATAGATGGAGAACCAGATGCCCGGAATTGGTGGATAAGATCGCAAAATACCGTACCAAGGTATTTACCGGTCAACTTATCCAGTTAGCGAAGGCGTATGGGGAGAAAAAGGTTATAAAATATCAAAAGGAGGAGGAAGAAGTATGTCAAAATACGATAGAGACGCTATAGAAATATATATACTGGATCATATAGATACAGATAATTATGGGAAGCAGTTTAAATATGATAGGGAATATCTATCTTTTATGCTTAACGTGTTCAAGGATGAGTATAAAGAACATATCAAAAGGGATGGGATTAAGAAAGCTTTTGAGGATTACATAATGAGCGTTCCATCCATATTTAGGATTCATATAGCGGATTGCGACATTAGATATTTATTACGTTCATGGGGCGTGGAGTTCGATGAGGATGATGATGAGATATACATCTTGTATAAGAGGATCATAAGAGAGGTCTTTTTTAAGATGTGTGAGGATATGAAAGTTTGTTAATGTTGAACCAAACCTTGGCGGGGCGGAAGGATATATCATGATCGTACGTGTACGGATATGATCCGGGGTCGGTTCCCGGCGCCTTGACACAACTTAATTAAATATAGATAATATGGACAATGTTTTAAAAAGAGCGGCAGCGGAACTGAAAGAAGCCGGTTGCAGGGTTTTTGCGTGGCAGGATGATATTTATAATAGAAGTTGGAGTAAGGGTGATTATATAATGTTGTATTACGCCTTCCCTGATTAGCCTAACATCGGGTATCTGAGTCGTGGGGAATATGGGATGAGCGTAGCATATAGTAGAGCCTATATACCGAGCCGTGGAAGTGGATCTGGGTGTCATATCAAGGAGGAAGCTACGTTCGACCTTGCGACGGCGTTAGATACGCTGAACGGGGCGTTACCTAGTTGGTGTAAGGCCTATGGGGTTTATCCAAAGCAGTACGATAATATTGATAAATGGTATAATAGCGATAATCATAACAAAAAATTATTTAAGGAGATTTGATATGGAGGTAAAAGATTGGGAAAATCTGGTTTTGAATACAGAAGTAGGATCACATTGTTTTGTTACGCTGATTGATAATAATGACATCAGTAGAGGTTACACGCAGATCAGACGCGCAGAACATTTCGGGTATAATATCTGCTTCACTCGGTTATATGGGAATAAGTTTTATTTCGAAAAAATAGAGGAAGGACGTACGCAACAATACATCAATAGGAGAAAATAATATGGTGATAGAATTTGATTTTGAGATATACAAAAACGGAGATTACGATAAGGTATATCTCCGCAACGGGAAAGAGCCAAGAGTATTATGTGATAATGGGAAGGGTAATAGTCCTATGGTCGTGATGATTGAGGATGATAAAGCGGATGATTATATTATTCTTCGTTATAACGAAACTGGCAGGAGGAATATCAATGGTCAATCGGGTCTCGATCTTATGTTATCGATAAAAGAACGGGAACCAGAATTATGGGTTGTTGTTATATCTTACATGGATAACAAGGATAAGAGACAAAAGATGGTCTTGCCTAATTTTTTCTCAAAGAATATAAGAGGGAATATATATCTTCAAGGAAGTTCTAAATCAAGTGTATCATATTATGTTGATAAGTTAGAAGAAGATGGGTGCTTCGATGAACTATGCGAGAAGATAAGGGTAAAGAGAGATCGTATTTATAACATGGAAATAATATCACTATCAGATGACGAGGCGACAGTTTAATCAGTTGATAAATGAGCTAGACGGCAAAAGCCCGTTTATCGTATTACATAGGGATGCCGTTGCGCCTAAATACGTGGGCGTGGAGGTGTCGAAGGATGGGATGGTATACAGATATGCGATAATAGGGATAAACGATGAGTATAAGGCTAAAAAAGCCCTTATTTCGAAAATATTAGGCATAGCTAGTTACCTAAATGGCAATAAGCCCTTAAAGAAGGGTTAATTAGATGTATTTATGGCCTGCGGCATCATATACGATATAATGCCATAAATGACGTTGTATAGAGGATATGTATGATAATATGATAGATAACGCATTCGTGTCTTGATATCATAATATTATGCCATTATATCCTCTTTTTGTATAAAAAAGATAACAAATGATACAAACATCTTGAATATGGATGAAATTAAGATAGGAGCTGAAATTGTATTTAATATAACCGGCAACCATAATATAGGATATGCCAAAGGGGAAAAGTATATCGGGACGGTGTTAAGCGAGGATCACCGATCACGTCTTTATGTACGGACAATAGGAATGCCTAGGGCTTGTATTGATGAGCGGGATGTAGAGTGGGTTATTGATCCAGATGGGGATTTTGATATGGATGAGGCGATCCCGAATCCTATGGCAAGGGAGTTGTATAAGTTGATGGGTAGGTACGTTTATACGTTCGGTAGGTCTCATGAAAGTATCAATGGCTATATCGTGTACGAGTGTATGATGATGGACAGGGATTTAAGATATAATGTTATGTATGCGTTGCATGATCATGGATTTGAGATACGGCATATTGATAGTTATTCTTGGTGGATGACTAATGAGAGGCTGATGTCCGAGGTAACATACACGGAGGGGGATATTCATATAATCGTTCATGAGTGTATGGAGGATTATGTGGATAATGTGAAATTCGGGGAGGAGTTTTATAAAAACAAGGGAACGTGATAAGATACTTACTTGTGATGGCGATGATAATATTAACACCGCCAAAAGGAAACGGAGGCATGCCCCTCGCCCCGAAGCCGGCAGTGGTCGAGGCACGGGTATGGGATAAGCTGGCGGCCGCCCTATCTTTCGTGGAGTCAAGGGATGACGATCGGGCGTACAACGCCACTTCAGGGGCGTTAGGGAGGTGGCAGATGAAAAAGGTGTATGTAGATGAGGTTAATAGGATATTGTGTCTTAAACGGGAGAAAAAGCGGTATAGATACGATGATAGGACAAATCCTGTCAAGGCTAGGGAGATGTTCGAGATATATCAATCTCATCATAATCCGAACAAGGATATAGATCGGGCTATAAGATTGCATAGGGGACTACATTCTACTAAATATGTTAAAGAGGTTAAGCGTAAATTGAGAGAATAAAAAGAATATAGGAGGATAAAGACATGGACGAGAATAAAGTGATACGGCCGATGGATTTTGTTCGGCTTACAAATATTGACGAATTAAATGTGATTAAGGACACTAAAAACCATATAGGGCTGGTGAAGGAGGTCAGTCGGGACGGAAGTATGAGTGTGATATGGATAGGTGACACCTACAGCAGGGTAGCGTGGTTTAACTGTAAGGAGTTGGAGACGGTGGACAACCTAGCAAACCTTTTGACGCGCGGGTTGGCCAACTTTATCATAGAAGGGGGAGAGAATGCGGATAAGTTCTATCCGTTTGGTTAGAAATAATTAATCGGAGGCGAAATGGAAATAAAAATAATGAAAATGGATGACGGATATGAATTATTCGTCAATAGTGTGCTTGTAAAGAAAGGCAAGGTCTTAGCGCACATAAGAAAGATGGCAAATGAGATTATATTCGACAGCGAGGAAACAATAAGAGTAGAATCAAATCTTCCGGAAATAAATACAAAGTACAAAGGATATAGAATTTATTCATCTCCATTGTATGTAAAAGTATTTAATGGGCATATTGAGCTTCCTGATAGATTTATGTCTATCTCAGAGGCAAAAGTATTTATTAATAGTTAAATGGGTTAAACGTAAATTAAGAGAACAATATGAATCGTGAGACATTAATAAGTATCATTAATAAAAATGGAATAAGATTTCTTCCAGTAAGAAGATGTTCATTATGTGATGAATATATAGGGTATAAATTCGTTAGGATGTGCGATGGGAGTATGATTCCAGTATTTTCTAGTGGATGTGGGTGTTGTGGAGTTAATAATGGACAATTGTTTGAGAGGACATGGGATGAGTTGCTTGATATTATCAATAATCAAAACAAGCCTATGGATAAGAGGACAGAAGTGGATGAATTATATTAAATGAATTAACATAATAAAATGGCTATAAAATCTTATAAGGGATTCGACAAGAATCTTAGATGCAGAGGCTTCCAATACAAAATTGGAGGGATATATGAGATGGATGGAAAGATCAAGATGCGTAACAGAGGCTTTCACGCTTGCGAAAGCCCGTTTGATGTTTTTGATTACTATACTATGATAGATTCTAGGTTTTGCGAAGTAGAGCAAGACGGGAATATATCCAAGTGGGATAGAGGGACAAAAATTTGCTCATCGAAGATTAAAATAAAAGCAGAGTTAAAATTGGCTGACATGATCAATCTTGGAGTTGAGTGGCTAAAAGAGATCACATCACCTGAAAAAATAAAAACGAGCATAAAGGATAATTCATCCGGCAACTATGCCAAGATAGGATCATCCGGCGACGAAGCCCAGATCGGCTCGTCTGGCTACGGAGCCAAGATCGGCTCGTCTGGCCACGGAGCCCAGATCGGCTCGTCTGGCAACAATGCCCAGATTGGCTCGTCTGGCTACGGAGCCAAGATTGGTTCGTCTGGCTACGGAGCCAAGATCGGCTCGTCTGGCAACGATGCCAAGATCGGCTCGTCTGGCTACGGAGCCAAGATCGGCTCGTCTGGCTACGGAGCCAAGATTGGTTCGTCCGGAGACGAAGCCCAGATCGGCTCGTCTGGCAACGATGCCAAGATCGGCTCGTCTGGCAACGATGCCAAGATCGGTTCGTCCGGCAACGATGCCCAGATCGGTTCGTCTGGCAACAATGCCCAGATTGGCTCGTCTGGCGACGGAGCCAAGATTGGCTCGTCTAGCGACGGCGCCAAGATTAGTTCGTCCGGCTACGGTGCCAAGATTGACAGCACTGGCGAAGACTGTGTCATCATGTGCGCAGGTATTAACTCTGTAGCAAAAGCCTCAAAAGGGTCATGGGTAACACTATCCGAATGGTCTTATTCTGAGGAAAAACAAAGATATATTCCCATTTGTGTAAAAACGGAATTTGTTGATGGAGAAAAGATAAAAGCAGATACATATTACAGTCTGAAAGGGGGAGTTTTTGTGGAATGGATCAATGATTAAGAGGATGTGTTATATATGAAATGGATGGTAATAAAAGGGGTTAGATATCCTAGTTCCGTGATATCAGCATTTGCGGCATATAATATGGATAACCCCTTCTTGAAGGTCAGGATAAGAAACAAGTATCATATAGTGCCTTTTGATGATGTTAATAAGATGGCTAGTCAGATGGTGTATTTAATGAACAACTATCCTGATTTCGTTCAGATAGGGAGATGGTGGATATCCAAGAAGACGGTGATGTCTTGGATTCCCAAGGGGCAGGCCGTGGACGGATCGGGCTGGGTTATATCCTTCACCCTGTCCTTTGGATTGGAGGGAGGGACGCAAATCAGGTTTGATAAAGAAGATGAGTACTTAAATGAGATAGATAGGCTGAATGAATTGTTTAATGTAATATTATGATATGAAAAGCAAGAAAGATTATATAAGCATGCTTAACGCTCTTGGTAGTTCTTTGTCTAGGGAAGAATGGATGATAGGAGGCAAAGATAGATATACAGGTAGGGATAATTATGGAGTTATGTTGAAAAGATATGATCCTATAGCTTTTGAGGTAGGATATAGAGAATGGAAGAAACAATTAGTAATACTTGAATCGGGATTGTGGCGGTTCGTGAGAATAGCTACAATCATATCTCTAAACGTGAACATAAGGAGGTACGTATGTCATTCGATTGACATTAGGGATCTAATTATATTAAAAGAGGAGGGATTATGAAAAAGATTGTATTAAAACTGTATGAGTTTGATGAGTTACCAAAAGACTCACAAGAAAGGATCATAGAGTGTGAGCGTTGGAATGTAATGGAGCAATGTATGGATGCTTATGACATAGACCATAAAAAGTCAATGGAAGCCTTTGAAGATTTGACAGATACTAAGGTTTATGATTGGGAAGTTGGATACGAGAGATATGATTTTAGTTATGAGTTTAAATACAAGGATCCTATTTATGAACATCCTAAAGATTATTATCGTAATATATTCCCTGAGAATCTATGCGGTAAATTACTGTTCAGATATATCAACAACAATATTATGCCATATATTATCAAGGGCAAGTATTTCTCCACGTCAGGTAAATATATTGATGGGAAATACAAATACAGGCACAAGTATAGTAGGGTGATGTTTGACTATGGAGATAATTGCCCATTGACAGGGATGTGTTATGATTTATATCTCCTGAAACCTATAATTGATTATTACAATGCATGGTGTACTTATCCGGAGGATTTTTCTTTAGAGGATCTGATGAGACAATGTTATGATAACTTCTTCAAGTCATGGTATGAGGAGTACGAGTATTGGGCTGATAATGAAGATGCGATACGTGAGGAGCTTCATCATAATCAGTATGAAGATCGACTCTATTATGAGAATGGGGATGTGTATGTTGAACCATTAAATGAAATAGCATGAAAGTGATATGTACAAGGTGTGGCGGAACAAATATTGCTTGTGAAGCGATCGTAAATCCAAACACCGGGAAAATAATAGATTATCTTGATGAATCTTTTATGCATGCTAATTGTGGGGATTGCAAGGAAGAGGTAGTGATAACGGATGTAGATAGAGTCAAGAAAGATATTGATTCTATGTTTTTCGAGTTCGTTAAAAAGAATGGGAAAGAACCTGAATACGCAGAATGTCAGATCGTATGGAAAGACACAGGGGATGATCAAAGAACGACAATAAAATTATCATTAAGCATCAATGATGATGATAATGATAATGTTTTCTATTACTGTAATGGGATAGAATCACTTAAGTCACTTGTGGAATATGGAGTAGGAGAGTTTATTGTAATAGATTGTTGGAGTTTTTTTTAGTATTGATAATTTGTAAATTGATGAGATTATGAATATAGAGGTAATAAGATACAGGCTTCCAGTTTATTGGGCTCGTGCTCTGATAAATGATGATTATACCGGTTTGTTAGATAATGAAGAACAAGAAATAAGGAATTTCTTGAAACGAGTAAAAGCAGATCCCGTAAGTGTAGACTGGAAAACAGAAGGTTTTTATTGGTACAATAACGCTAATAATACACCGGGGGAATGCGTAGATTTTATTTTTCATAAGTGTAACAATTAAATTAAATAGTATGAAAACTGCAAATAATCTGGCTTATTCAAAAGTGAATTACTATACCGAGAACGGATATGAGTATAAAATCAAGACTACAATATCGTTAGATGATGATTGTCATAACAATATGTGTGATTGGAGTATAACTGCTGACATTCGTTGGAAAAACAAATATGGGATATATAAAGAGTATATGGGAGGCTGTTGCCATGATGAGATTGCGAGACATTGTCCGGAATTGGCGAAGTTTATACCATTACATTGTTGTAATCATTATGGTGCTCCTATGTATCCGGTGGAAAATGGTATGTATCACATAAAGAATAGCGATAAGTCTGTGGCTATTGAATATTTACGTATATCAGACAAGGAATATTCCAAATTATCTGAAGCGGTGGACGATAAGATGTATTTCAAGTATCTGCTTTTCAATCTAGGGATTGTGGATAGATGGAAACGTGAATCAGACGAGCTTATTGCGGAACTTGAAAACCTGTGTGGAAAGAAATGGGTTAATCCATATAAGCCAGAAGAAGAAAGGTTTACCCTGACACTAACGGACGAGGAACGTTTGCTTATTGAAGAGCGTATTAAAGCCGGGTATTATTCCGCGGAAAATATCGAAAAACGTAGGGAGGAGGCTCATAAGGCAAAGATGTTGAAAAAGCGTACTGAAATTTGTGAGCGATACGATAAGGTAATCAGGGAAGCGGAAACAGGCAAAAAGGTAATGCTCTGTGTATTTGATTATGGATTGTCAACCGATAATGTGATATATTATAATCACACGAACACTTTATCTTTCAACTGGCGTGATTATGGGGAAAAGATCACACGAGAAGAGTTTGATGATTTCGTGAATAACGTGGATCGCTCCTAACTCCCGGAAGGAATTAAATTTGAGTTAAAGTAATTTTTAGTCTACACATAATCACTATCAGATTTACGGGAGAGACATCCAAGACGTCATAGGCAGCGTTACCGGTGGAGCCGGCGTGTATGGGTAAAGTGGGCGAGGGAACGAGGCGTCCGCCCATGTTCGTTGGATTGGCTGAACAGATAAAGCTACAATGTAGTGATATAATTAAAGTGAAAATAACAATATAAATACATGTAAAATTATGGGAAAGAAAATGATAACAATACCATTTGATTTAGAGTTGGTAAAGAAAATCAACAATGGTGAGCGCAATGGAATGATTGTAACGGATGGCGATAATTACAGAGTAGAGTTTGTGTATCATAGGGAAGAGTCTTTCCCAATCCTAGGAGTTATCCATACTGATCACGGCATAATATCAGATTGGTTCTCAAATAATGGATTCGGAGGGAATTGTTAATAGGATAATGATGTTTAAGGATAAGAATGAGATGAGGGATCGAAGGATTAAATCAATTCTATAGTGGTTGATCATAATGGTAGAGAGATATAAGTACAAGTGTATTGATGCTTATGAGGAGCCGGAGAATCCAATGGAATGGTTGCCGTGTCCACGATGCGGCCTCCGGCCTTTGGTCTGGGAGTTCGATAACGGGAGGGTTACGGCGTGGGGCTGTTGTTTGTTATCGAGTGGTGGGCAGTCCAGAGCCTCAAATACGGTAACATCCAATAGTCCCCACGCTTCTTTTATTTAGAAACCACCGAACGAAGGGGACAGGGAGGGCAAAAACAAACACACAATGAAAAAAGCATTCTTATTTATCAGTACGGCATTCTTGTTATCAAGTTGCGCAGCGGTAAAGTCTCCGGTAACAGGTTATGTCTATCAAGAGACTCAATCACCTTATAATATATAAAGGGGATCTAAGCAAAAGAAGATTGAAAGATAAGAAATTGTTTTGAGAAAGGTAAACAATCTCAAAACAATAAATAAGGTTTAGAAAGGTTCATAGAATGTAGTAAGATCAAAAATGTGAACTTCTTCAAGATCAAAAAAAAGAAAAGATTTAATAACATTTAAAAATATAGAAATCAAATGAGTTTAAAAAGAAGTATGCTCAAAACATTAGCAATGTTAGCTATGGAAAGTACGATGACTGCCGATAAAAATATTTATTCTAATCAGAGATTGTCAAATGAAGGGATGAGATTCAATCCTGATTATCGACGTCCATCGACTTCTAGAGAGTTGAAAGAATTCACGATTAAAGGACAAAAGATCTGTGCATACTCAAAAAAAGATGCAATCAAAAGACTTAAAGCGAGAGGGGAATTATGAAACAGACAGTAGAAGTAGCGATTGAATACGCAGGATCGGTTATTAGTTCGTTTGGAACAAATGGAGTACCGAACGGCATTTCTGCCATTAAAGAGATGATTGCTTCTGGTTTTAAATCCGGTGCCGAATGGCGGTCAAAGCAATCACCGTGGATAAAAGTAAGCGATGGGCTACCGGATGTAGATGATTATTATCTTGTCACTGATGGAGAAAGTATTTCCATAGCTTACTTCTTTAAAGGCTGGGGCAAATTTGCCAAGTATCATAAATATCCGCATCCATTTTACGATGACGGGGTAGTTAAATTATATATGCCAATACCTCCGATCTCTTTAGCACTTGAAGGAGATAGAGGGATATTAAACATAGGTGAATTTAAGAGAAAGGAGATTGATTATGAGCAGAAGTAAGGAATATAAAGCGATAAAGAATTATATCCATAATGAGCTTGGGCTTACGAAGGAAGATATAATCAATGCAATTAGATCTGATATAAGAAAATATGTTGAGGAGTGTATATGTAATACTTACGGGAATGATAACAATATAGAGCAGATGATTAAGTTTATGGTAGATAATGAGCTTAAAAATAAAGATTTTAATGTCATTCCAAGAATGGTAGAGAAAGTATTAAAAGATAAGATGTTAAACGATATAGAGATTATTATAAGAAACAAGAATATAAATGATTGAGGATATGAAAGATGAGGATATTTTAGATAAGGCAAGAATGGAGGGCATGAATCAAGGGATATGGCTGGCGGTTCAGGAGCTAGCCCACGACGGGCGATGGACGCAAGCCGCGGAGGAGCTGATATCTTCTTGTGGATTGACCGAGGATGAATGTAGGAAGCTGCAAGAAGAAAGCGAATCATTCAATGATGAGATGATTAAGTTTATTGACAATATGTTTGGACGTGAGAATATGATAAGTGAAGGCAGTACTATAAGTGAAAACGATACTATATGTATAAATATTAAGTATCATAAAATAGGGGAAGTCTTTAACTATAAAGTTGGTATGTCTGAAATGACATTAAGAGTAGATAAGTGTGATAGATGTTCGGGATGCGCTTTTGAAAATTATATATATGATTGCGTAGAATCAGGTTGCTTGGGATTCGAAAGGGAAGATGGGAAGAGTGTTAGATATACAATAGTTAATACATAATTTACAAAGCATCATGAATAGAGAGAATATAATACCTAAGATAACAGACAAACGTGGGATGTTATGGAAACAGCCCCATAGGAGATACATAGAAATTGATGAGGAATACGCTTTAATGACCAAACAAACCTTTGAGGGTCTTAGAGAATATTCAGTAACGATCCCATCGGGGGAATATGAAGGGAAGATGTGGAAGGCCAATAGAGGAGGTATATGGTATCTATATTGGTATGATCATGACGATAATCCATCAATGATCAAAATAGAGCGAAGAGAAATATTGTTACTTAATTAATACAAAATAATATGGGAGATAGAGTGCAAGAAGCCAAAGAAGAAGGCATAAGACAAGGAATATGGCTATGCATACAAAAATTGGTGGAACTGGAAAGGTTTGATATGGCAAAATATTTTATGATATCCTTTGGATTTAATAAAAATGAGTGCGAGGGGTTATTAGATAAAAATGGTCTAAACGATAAAATGGATGTATTTATCAACCGATTATTTAACGAAAATAATCATATAAGGTATTTGAAGGATATAGGATATCATAAGATAGGTAGTATATTTAAATATAATACCGGCATGGAGAAAATAGAATTGGAGGTAATAGAGATTGATGATAGCAGTTGTGATGGATGTGTATTTAATAACAGGGGTTATTACTGCATGTATTCTTGTTGTTGCAATATAGATAGGGAAGACAATACAGATGTCATATACAAAGAAGTAAAAAGATCATGAGTTTAATAGATAAATTAGAGGATTTGGTGGTCAAGGTAGACACCGAATACCAAGAGAAGATGGAGGCGGTGATCCGGGAGATAGTTCCGGGGATGCCGGAAGGGAACGTGCGCCATGCCGCCGAGTGTATGTGTACGGACAGGATGGGGAGCATGATGGATATCGATATTTATATATTAAAGGAAGAGGATAGACCTTACGAATGCCATTATCTAAAGGATCTGCTGGAGGATAGGGTAGCTAGAATAGCCAAAATGCATGAGGATGAAAGTTATACATACAATATGGATGATAATTATTGGTGCGCCACATGTGGATCCCATTCTCATAAAAAGGATTCCAAGACAGGGTATTGTTGGTATTGCGATACAGTTAATTGGGTTAAAGAGGATGGGAAGGATGTTGGAATATAAAAACAAGCAATTATATAACAAGGAGGAATAAACATGGGAAGAGGTGTTAATACAGGCGCCTTGTCTCCGGTCGGCGGTATCGGGGAAATACGAATGCGAGCAAACCTGCGAAAAATAGTGGCGTACAAAGATTTCGCGAAACAGATGGTCATGGCACAATACGAATGATAGAGGAGATTGGTGATTAAAACATTAAATAACATTAAACATGAAAAAGAGTAGAAGAATTGTAAAGAAAATGAGCAAGAAGAGCCTTATCAACAAGAAGGCTCTTCGGTATATTATCGCAAACAGTAATTTATGTAAACATGCGATAAGAGAATTGGAATTAGCCGGATATAGCAAAGAAGAGGACGGTCCTAACAAATGGATGCGCGAACAGGTAATAGAAGCTGTCGCGCTGTTCTCTTCTCATGGTAACAGCGGATTCTCGGCACCATTTGAAATCAATCTCGTCAAGAAACTTTGCAGTTTTGATATAATCTCTCCTTTGAGATTTGACGATGGCGAATGGGAAAAAATAGGCTTAGACGGGAGTTGCCAGAATAAAAGAAAATCATCGATATTCAAAGAGCCGGACGGGAGTATTCATGATATCGATGCATTCTCAAAAGTCCCTGTAAAAAGATTCTCATTTGACACTAAAGAATGGACGGAGAATATCCATAAAATAGGATGGATTGGAGGATTGTTTGAGACGGACGAAAACGGAGTGCTTACTGGAAGATATTTTGGCAGGTGTAACATAAAAGATTACCAAGACGGGTATATGCCAAAAGTCAAGAAGGAAATACCGTGCAGGGAAATAGAGATATCGCCGGACAATTGGATTATGACAGTTGAATCAAACAATGAGGCTTTGATTGAATTGTCAAAGATTTATGATATAGTCTGGCGACAATGCCCTTGCTTGAAAGGCATAATGGATACCAGCGTTACACCGGAACTTGAAAGATTGGCATGCGAACAAATGAAGGGATAAACAATGAATGACAAATTTGTAGACATACCGAAATGCATGGCGGACAAATACGAAACCGCCGACTTTATTGCCAGCGACCCCCGTCCAGTTCCCAAGGCGGTATTCCGGGAGGGACGCGGAGGTCAGTGGGTTCATTACTTCGTGGCTCTCGTTCGGGAATCGAAAGGCGATCATCGGGGCGGCGGAGCGGATGGACAGGGAGTTTGGTGGCAGTCCTTACGGGTGGCTGATGGATAGGCAATATGTGAAAGTATATAATTACCAAAATATAATAAGGTAATTATATACCTAAACATGAATGATAGGAGAAAGGATGATATTAACTATTAATAATGTTTATTTAATTTAATTCAAAAACAAAATATCCACTTTTGTAGACACATAAAAATTACACATATGAAAAAGAGTAAATTTGTAAAGGAGTTAGAGAAGATCATCGATATGGTTAAGGCCGAGGATGATGGTTTCGAGTATGGTGGTAAAGTCATTTTCTATAAAGAAGATGATGATAACTATGAAATCTCGGTAAAGAACATCGAGATGGATCTTATGGTAGAGGCCAATACCATGGCTAGTATGGATGATAGGACTTTTGCCTGTCTTATGGGTGAGGTCTATAAACAAAAGTTTACAAAGGCTATAACGATATCGGAGGATGAGGATGATGAAGACAATTGATAAGATGACCGATCAGGAGATATATGATCTTACTGATGAGCAGGTAGAGAAATTGATCGTAATAAGATGTGCGGAGGAAGGTGTCAGGTTTATGGATGAGCCTCCAGTCATGAAGACGTATGGCTATAAATCTATTTCTCCATCTCATTTCTTCTACTATTTGGAGGGCTTGAATATAGCCGTTCTTGATCAGAATGATGCTATTAAAATAGCTAAGTTATTAAGTGAATTTGATCTATACAGGACTAGATATGATTTCACCGTATCCAATGAAAAGCTATACAGCAAATTGGATATAATTAATATCAAACATACTCCGATGTTTGATACGAAAGATGAGGAGACCTATAAGTCTATCAAGGATAAGAACGATAAGATTGAGGAGGAATATAAAGATCAGGTAGATAAATACAAGGAGAATACAAAAAAGATGAGTGAAATCCGTGCCGAAATATGGTCAAAAGTAATTGATGTAAGGCGCAAGATTGATCACATGAATCATCTTAAAGTTCTTTTCGTAAAGGAATATCTTCCGTTGGTGGATCACGACACGGACAAGGCTATGATATTTTTCAAGAAGGCTTATGACGTGGATGATGATACGGAGAGATATATTCGTGTAGGGATAAAGGATTACCCGTTGTTTAACAATAACATAGATTAATAAGATGCACAATTGGTTTAAATGTACGGTTTCTTATGAGACCGATGCCGAGAACGGCATGAAGAAAAAGGTAAAGGAAGAGTATTTAGTGGATGCCCTTTCTTATACCGAATGTGAGGCTAGGATCATAGAGGAGATGAGACCATTTATCTCCGGTGAGTTTAGCGTTGATATCAAACGATTCAGGATAGCGGAATTGTTTGCCATGGATGGAGACCGGTTCTATAAGGTCACGGCTGATTATATTACGATAGACGAGAAATCGAGCAATGAGAAACGCAAGGCGTTTAACTACATCGTTCGGGCCAATGACCTTGATCATGCCAAAAAGAATTTCGAGGAAGGCATGAAAGGAACCATATCAGATTTCGTTGTCACTTGTATCAAGGAAGAGAAGAAACTGATGGACTTCTACGAGTTTGATGGTAAGATCAGGAATCCGGAGAAAAATGAGGATAGTAGGCAGTAAAGCTAGCTACGAAACCACGTCGTCCATAGCCGAGAAGTTGATGGAGATAAGTAAAATGGAGGGTACGATTTATCGTATCCTCACATTGTCTAACAAAACTTATCTAGCTTCTAAATTAGGATATAGCAGATCGGGGTTCTATAAGAAGATACAAAACAGGAGTTTTAATATCCGGGAACTAGCTCAGATATTCGATACGATCATCAACTTCAAGGATCAAGATTGGACTGAGGGTAAGATTAATAGGCTTAAGAGGTATAGGGCTATGAGCCTTATGGAGTTCAACAAAAGTTATAAAAAGAAAAAGGCATGAGAGGTAGGATGTTGCCGTGTGAGAGATGTGGGAGGATGGTAGCTATAAGGAGTAAGGGGTTGTGTCCTGCGTGCCGGGCTAGGGAACTACCGCCAAAGGGAAGGGCGGCGATACGGGTGAAGGCCAAGCCAAAGGGGAAGAGCCTAGCCGTTTTCTTTGGCGCCCATGTGGCTAGATTGAGTATGACAAGGAGATCTGCTACCGGCGCATACATACCATACCCGGGGGTAAGCAACATATGCCACTTATACCCTAAACGGAAATATAAATCAGTTGCTGAGGATAATGATAACATTATCTACTTGACGGCTGATGAGCATACAAGATTCGATTATCTATTAGATACGATGGATTTCAGCCGGCTCTTGGACGAGTTTGGCAACGTATGGCTGTTGGCAGCCAGAAGGATGAGGGATCTCGCACCTAGAGTCGAGGAGGATGGTAAATTAAAAACCAGATTATTATCATGGATAGAAGAAAACAAAGATTACTTTTAGACCTAGGATATAAGGCTATAAGTGATACGATATATAAGAAAGGAATGGATATGGAAGTCATAAGCGATCAAGAATCGTTTGATGATATGAGAGTCCGTTTATCCAAAAAACATCGTGTTGTTATCACGGATGATGGCATTGTAATAGAGTTTGTTCATAATAAGCCAATGGACGAGAATGCGCCATCATATTATTGGCGATCATCATTACCAATATTAAGATCATATCATACAGATCCTAAATTTACCGCTTTCTTTGGCATATTAGACGTTTTATCAACGGTCCCAAAGAAAGATATAGTCGAGGAGGAAAAGCCTGTTGAAGAGCCTAAAAACGAGCCTAATGAGGAGATGGAGGTTGAGTATGATCTGGAGACAGAGCAACAGTATTATGCCGCTGAATGGATAAAGGATATCCCGACACCTGTGTTATATAGAATGACTGTCGCCGGCAAACGTGTATATTATGAGATGGATGTTGATGGGTATCCTATTATATACGATGGAGCTACTAACAATATCGCCAATGGGTATTGTGATACGTCCGGAGCCTTGGAGAAATGGAAGAATGAGATGAGACTCAAGGGCAAGGACCCTGATGAGTACGCTAACTATAGGGCTGATCTGGGTACTATCATGCATTATCTATTTGGGTTGTATCTGACTGGGGTTAATATAAAGCTGATCCCGACATGGATAAGGAAGGCTGTCAAGGAGGCTAAGCTAAGAATAGACAAGTATAGGATGGAGCGGATATTAGTGGATAACATTGATGAGCTGATAGAGGATCTGATATCATTTGCCATATTCTGCAAGGAAAGACATGTAAAACCTGTATTGATCGAGAAGATGTTGAGGTCAAGGAGATTGAAAGTAGCTTCTTCGGTAGACGCAGTGGTGGAGATGGATAGCGAGCCGGAGATGGTGGAAATAGAGGTCGAGACAGGAGAGTTCTATAAGACGGGAGCCAAGAAAGGTCAGCCTAAGACGGAGAAAAAGAAGATAAAGAGATGCAGGAGGATATTCGCTATATTGGACTTCAAATCAAACAGGAAAGGCAATTTCTATGACGAGTATGCTTTCCAACTTGAGCTATATAGAAGAATGATACTGGAGAATTACGGAAAGATATTGGAGATAGAGGAGATATATAACTTCGCTCCGGGTGATCCTACCGCAAAGACCAGCCAATATAAGTTGAAGAGACAGACTGACAACCCTATATTGAATATGGCTACCGTAGTATATCTTCAAGGAAAGTATAAGTTCGAGAAAACTAATTATACGGTTACATCAAGAATCGGATCCTTGGACATAGAAGGCGAGTTTGACGTTAATAAGTTGATAAGGAAAGAACCACTGAGGGACTATATATATAGAGTCATGAATGAGAGGAGAGGATGATGGAATTTAGGGAGTTCAATAAGAGCGTTCATCGGTATGAGCTGGATCATAGCAAGCCAAGAAGGAAGCTGACGTGCCCTCAATGCGGCAAGGATAAGTGTTTTACGCCGTACGTGGACGTAACCACCGGTCAGATCGTTGGAGAGCAGTTTGGGGTGTGTGATCATAAAAATAAATGTGGTTACTTTAAATATCCAACAGGGAGCGAACTTGGGAACAATGATCTTTTTACCGATTCAAACAAAGTATTAAGGAGGTACAGATCTCCCGTGGATCCGGATATAGCCAACTGCATTCCGGTAAGTAAGATGTTTGAGACGCTTAATCCTTTCGAGACATCTGATCTTCAGGATTATCTATCCAATATATTCGGATTATATCATACTAATAGAGCGTTCAGCTTATATAAGATCGGGATGATGAGATTCGGGGACTGGGGTAAATGCTGCGTGTTCTGGCAACTTGATAAAAGTTGGGTGATAAGGACCGGGAAGATAATGGATTACGGGCCAGATGGCAAGAGAGTAAAGGTTCCCATGGATCATGTATGCTGGGTTCACATCCTTGATGGTCAAGATTATTTATTAAGGCAATGCCTGTTCGGTGAGTTTCTTATCAACTTCTATCCTAAGGAAGCCCCGGTATATATAGTTGAGTCGGAGAAGACGGCGGTCATCTGTAATATCGTATATCCAGATAGGCTTTTCATGGCATGCGGAGGTATCCATATGTTGAAAAGGGAGATGATAGAGACATTGGGACGTAGGAGAATAGTCCTATATCCTGACAAAGGATCGGCGTTTAACGAGTGGAAGAAGAAAGTGGATAGGGATATGAAGGGGATGAATATAGAGATAAGCGATTTTCTCGAATCAAAACCCAATATAAATGAGGGAATGGATATAGCGGATTATTTTATCATTAAACAAATTTACAATGGCAAAGGTAGTTAACAATTACAAGAAATTCAAGGTGCTTGAAATAACAAGACAGGAGATGATGGATAAGCTCACCAGATATGGGTGCTTAGGCATTTGTGATATGTGTAACAGACCTACATCCGTGGGCTATTATGTAGCAGTAATCAATCAATGGATGTGCAAGGACTGCTATAATGATTTCATCAAATCAGTTGACAGGTACGAGGAGGATATGAGAATAGAGAACAGGAATTTTGATAGATTCTGCAATCTATTTAATGTTGAGATAGAAGAAAAGATATGAAAGAGCTGTCTTTAGCCCAGAAAGCTATGTTAAACGGATCCGTATGCCCGTATTGCAAGAACCCATCCACTATGATAAATACGGTGGAGGGGAAGCAAGTTGGGTGCGAGAAGTGTGGGGCTTGGATGAGATCCGATCCTTTTGGGAAGCCTATGGGGAGGCTGGCTAGGCCGGATCTTCTTAGGAGTATGGATATGGTAATGACTGAGATTGATATATTTGCGTATAGAACAAAAAGGGATGTACAGGATATTTACAAAAGCCTATCTGGTGAATTGGATATACCAATAGAACATGTATCCCCATATAAGATGTCTTTGCCATCGCTACTTAATACCATGAGATATATTGAAAAGTATAGCGATAATCATATACGGATATATGATAGAACCATGGTGAAGAAGGCTTGCCCTAGGCACGGAGCGGTGGTGATCGGGAGCAACGCCTGCCACGGATGCCCGGAGTTCCTGTTCCATGTGGTAAACGACACGACCGATACGGTGGTGTGTGATATGGACATGAGTTATGGAGATTGTATAAAGGAAAATAAATAAATTTGATAGATAATATTAATTGTATAAAAGATGAAAGTAATTTTTATTCATAAGCCAACAGGATTTTATGTAGGAGGATCAGTGTTTAACAAGACATGTGGTTTTTACAAATGCAGAGATAAGATGATAGAAAAAGGCATAAGCGAGGATAAGGCCAACATGCTTATTGATATAATAGGTCCGCACTTATGTGTGTGGGAAATAAAAGATGGGGATGATCCTTACGAGAGCATGAGAAGCAGACTCGGAGATAAAGCCTCGTATTTAGATGGAGAGGATATTATCGTAGAAGATTATGATTATGACGAGGAGGGCGAGAATGGGGAGATCGACTGAATACTATAGGACACATCCGGAGGCCAGAAAGAAGAAGGCTGAGACGGACAAGAAGATCAACGCCAGACCTGAGCAAAAAGCCAAGAGACGGGAGTTGGGTCGTAAGAATTACAAGACCGATAAGCTGAAGGGTAAGGCTTATCGGAAAGGGAAGGACCTATGCCATACGGCTAAGGGATTAAGATATAAATCAAGATCAGCTAACAGAGGATCTAAATCCGATACGGCTGGCGATAGAAACGCAAGAGGATGAGTGAGGATAGGATATGGAGGTCATCCAAGGAGATTATCATGGATGCCTATGAGAGGATAAGAAAGTATCAGTCGGGAGAGCTTCTCCCGGCTCGTACTGGATACGCTTATCTTGACAAGGCGTTACTGGGCGGGTTCTACCCACAACATGCGGTGGCTATAGGCGCTAGGCCCGGAGTTGGCAAATCTTATCTGGCGCAAAAAATCATGAGCAATGTGATGAATGTCAATATCAATCCACAGGCAGATGATTATGTATGGTTAAGATGTGAGTTTGAGATGAACCCAGAAGATTTGATGTTACGTTCACTATCAAAAAAAATGGGGAAAGACATACAAGATATACTCCTTAACGAGATGTCAGAAGATGAGGTAAAAGAAATGCAGAGATGCCTCAAGGAAGAGAACTCTAGCAGAATAACATACATCCCTAAACCATCAACCGTAGATGAGCTTCAAAACTTTCTATGGAATGAGTATATGCCAATAAACAAGGATAAGAAAATGGTATTCGTGTCTATAGATCATACGGCTCTAGTACAAGGTTCAGGAGACGCCAAAAGAAATATCGACTCGTTGATAACCATGTGCAATATAGCTAAAAGGACTTTTCCTAATATTTTCTTTCTTATAATATCCCAACTCAATCGTGATATCGAAGGACGGCGGGATCCAAAGGATCATATGCCAAAGCAATCTGATTTTTATCAATCAGATACATTGGGACAGTTATGTACGGCCATGGTAGTGTTGAATATCCCAAGGAGATATGGATACTCCTCATACATGCAATTTCCGCAAGGATGGTATCCTAATCTGGAACGTTTCAAGAGCGAGTCAAGACGATCCTTCCGTGTGGATGGATTATTATTCCATCATATCGTAAAGGTCCGTCAACGGTCATTAGAGGAGATTGATGCGATACATGTAGATATCATGAAAGGATATGAGCGATATTATCCTGATGGAGGGGTGGTGCGCCAAGAAAGACCGGGAGGCTCGGATGCCCCCGTGGGTAGCGGCAAGCCGGACACGACCGTGGTGACGCTGCCGCCCCCGCCTCCCAGTATCCCGTTGGAGCAACAATATATACCGCCTAGTGATGATTTCAATATAGTACATGACGAAACACCTTATTGACATGAGATTGAGACATAATTACTTGCTTGTAGTGATAAAGGTGCTGGAAATGTTCTTGAAGACCGTATTGTCGGTTGAGGATAAGATGGGGATAAAGGAAATTATATCCTCGTTAAAGGAAATGGCTAAATACAGCATCAGATATATCATAAACCGGGAACGGGAAAAGGAGATCATGAGTATCTGTGATGAGGTATCCAATAAAGTACAGGAGTATAAAAGGATAAATGACAACTCAATGATATTGGAATTGGAGAACCTAAAAAGGGAAGTTGTGGCGGTGGAGGATCTTCTTAGCTCTTACAAGGGCGTTCTTGACGCCGAGCTGGTGATAGCCGAGGATGATATCAGGATCATACGGGATAAGATAGCTATAAGTTTGAGGGAGGACGGGACATGCAAGAGCATGACTGACGCCGATAAAAGGGCTAGGGTGGACGTAAGATACGAGAGGGCATTAGAGGATTATCGAATCCTTCTAAGATGCGCCAATACGGTTAGGGCTAAGATGTCTGTCATAGGACATCTAAATCAATCAATAAATCAATCTATATCAGTTGGTAGGGTTGGTATGGCTAATGAATCTTATACAGTGAAACAATATGAAAAAGGGAAAGAGATTGTCGAAAGCAGACGGCCTTAGGGTATTGACAGAGGCTTATGATTCTATAAAGAATTACAGTGAGAGCTGCATGTGTATAGCTATAGTCGAATCGGCGGATATGCTTGGATTGGCGCATGATGATAATCTGGCATATGAGCTTATACCTGAGTTAAGGATGTTCAAACCTATAGATAAGCAGCTCAATAGCTTTTGGTTTAACTGGAATGAACGAGATAAAAGGCTGTGCATACTCAAGACATTGATAGACATATATAGCGATAATGATCATCCTGATATATTAGAGAGAATAGATAGAAAGATTAGGTCAATATTTTAACTTATTTACGTATGTATATAAATTTCGAGCAGATGATGACATCAGGATTAACAATGTCTGATGTCGGGTATCTTTTGATGATCCGGCAAAAAGAAGAGATGGCTAACACCATTCCTAAAGAGAAGATAGATAGCTACAAGGCTTCTGGCTATATCGAGCTTCAGAAGAATGGGAAGTGGAAGATAACGCCAAGGGGAGGGTCGCTGCTGATGCTGATAGAGACACCCGGTCTGACACCGGAGGTCGAGGGGATCCGGGACCGTATCGTTGGGGTATATAACGATATGGGGAAGGATACAGGGGCTATTAAGGAGGTAGAGAAAAGGCTCGTATGGTTCGTGGCTAATACCAACTTCAAGGAAGAACCTATAGTAAGAGCCGTAATATCCCACATAGATCTTAAACGTGAGTATACGATGAGATTGGATAACTTGATCTGGAAACCATCAAATGTGTATAGCGTGCATATGAGTTTATCGGAATCAACGTTATTCGATACGATCATAAAAATGTATGGCATGACGTCTGACTTGTATCTTAGGGAGAACAAGAACAAGGAGCTGGCATGGTTGTTCGCCATAAGCCGGCTTCCGGATCCCCCAAAGAGAATGGATAAGGAATACGCTATCACAGGCGATGTTAAGATGGATATCGAAAGGATATCGGATATAAAAAAAGAATTAGGTAGAAGATTGAAAATGTCGATTTAGTATGGAAAGAAAAGAAGTTGAAAAAGTAGTCAAGGAGGCGATATTCGAGAAGATGGGTGAATTTAATGGTCTTGATCATGCCGCTCAGATAATGAACGAGGATAAGCTGGATACGGATATGGCTATGGATTCCCTTGATTTTGTAGAAGTCATAATGGAAGTGGAAAAGAAAACGGGTAAATGTATACCCGATGAGGCACTTAACGTCAAGCCTTATCACGAATTGACGGTAGGAGAGCTTATGGGTATGTTGTATGATTATCTAAAAGACAAATAAATGGATTTCGGATATGATGATTGGGAAGAGGGGCTAGAGACCCCTCTTGTCGATGATTGTGATGACGATCATGAGGAGGAAGAATATGATTTCAGTTAAGGAGTTAAGGCCGGGCAATCTTGTAAAAGACAAAGCTGGCGATATATGGAGAGTAGGGTGCGTTACCGGTATGTGTAATGAAAGTGGATCATTAATCCTTGAACGTAAGGTTGATGATGGGATAATGAAATGGTATTCAGGGGAAGATGATGTCATGCCTATTGAGATAGACGATAACCTTCTTGATGCTATCGGTTTTAAGAGTGACAAGAATAGGGACGTATATCGTGGACACGGGATGACCATGGAGGTTTTTGGCGACGAGTATTATCTCGGACTTAGGGATATGGAGGATGACCTGAGCGAGCTTATCCAGATAAGGTATTTGCATAACCTACAGAATATTTCGATGGATTTATATGAGCGTGACATAAATACGGAGAGGCTTTATGATCGTTCCGGAGAATAACTTGCTATGTAAGACCATAGGCGGCGAGAAGGTGCTTGCCGCATCCTACTCACAGATAGACACGTTTGTCCAATGTCCGTATAAGTGGTATAAGACTTACGTGGAGGGTCACAGATCCACGGAGAAGCACGAGGCTACGTCATATGGTACGGTTATCCACCAGACGATGGAGTACTTCTTCAAGAACGGATGCAGACCTTCTTATGAGGATATGAGTAAGGCTTTCAATTACTACGCCGATATAGAACAGATTCCTTTTGATAGCGTAAAATCCCAGATCGAGTCTATGCAACATGCGGCTAGGTTAATAAGATGGATTGTGGGGTTGTTTGAGAAGGATGCTGCTGGCAATTATAAGAAGGCATGGTCCGATCTTACGCCAATGGAGAAGGTGATCCGGGGGTCGAGGCCGGCCGGCGTGGAGGAGGACTTCGTCCTGCCCTATAAGCTACCCAAGCCACTTACCTTGGATGGCGTGACGTACGATAAGGTACATATCATAGGATCGGTGGACTGGCGTGGAGAGTATAAGACAAAAGACAGGATAGCTATGTATACGATAGACTGGAAGTCCGGGAGAAAGTTATTCGATGAGGATAAGCTGCTTCACAATCTCCAGCATCCGATATACGCCTTCTACATACTGAGAAAGTACAAGGTATTACCGGATATGTGCAGCTATTTCTTTACCCGCATGCTGGACAATCAGAACGTGAAGGTAGATAAGGAGAAAGTAGAGAGATCGGTCAAGGAGCTTAACGATATTCTCCTTGATATGTATGATTTCGAGACAAATAAAATAGATAGCTATCAAGCTCACGTTTGGGACGATGCCAAACAAGGGTATAAGTACGAGAAGCGCTACCTCATGGGACGCCAGCCGGCCTGCCTTGAACCCCGCCCCAAGCCCTTGTGTTTTTGGTGCGATTTCTCGATCCACAAACAAGGGACATGCAGGTACTCATCGGATTGGGATGAGTCAAAAAGAAAGAATAAAAAAGATTAACTTTATTAAAAAGCCTAGGTAAATATCTAGGCTTTAATTTTATTTGTGTCAATAAATAAATGATTATGGATAAAAACGAAAGAGAAAAACAGGTATTGGATCTTCTGATGTCTAGAAAGGATATTAGGAAATTGGTAGAGAAATCAAATGAATGTTATTCTAAAATGGATTTCGTTGGTGCCATGAAATGCCGGCAGGAGATAAAGGATATCGTAGACCGGGAATCGAAGATCATGTTGACAAAAAGCGAGTCTTTGGTGAGTTTGATGAATAACGCTGATAATGAATATAAATTCAATATGCTGGTATGGCTACATTCCATGATGTGTATGGCGGATGTATTTAACGGGATATTGGAGGATTTTAAGGATGGGGTAAGGAAAGCCAATGGCAACTCCAAGTTCGTTAAGTTCGATAATCTGGATCGGTTAATGGCAGAATGTAAAAAGGAGATTGATTACCTGATGAAAGGCACAAGTAAATCGTTCCAAATATCTTTCGCCGTAAGAAGCGATGAGCTAAGGGAGATGATAGAGAATATGGTTGGAGACAATATCCGGGAAGGGTATGACATATTCAAGGAAGAGGCTGAGATGGTGAATGAGACAGATAGGAGCAAGATAGAGGAATTTAATAAGAAGCTGGATTATGATTAAATGTAATATAAAGATAGGCGACATAGTCCATACCCAGATAGGAATAGGAGAGGTGGTAGCCGTAAGCAAGACCAAGGAAACTTTGATGGTGAAAATGGACGATGACCGGGAGTGTGCGATAAGATTAGAGTACGTAAAAGACGTTTTTGATAACTACAGATCCAAATGATATACAAGTTAAGACCATATCAAGAGGAGTGTGTTAAAAGTATCTCCGATTACATAAACTCTGATAGGAGCGATCCGGTATTAATCGTAGGGCCGGTAGGTTGCGGTAAGTCACTGCTGATAGCAGAGGCGGCTAGATTGATGGGAGATAAGACGCTGATTTTACAACCATCAAAAGAATTGCTGCAACAGAACCACGACAAGATAACGTCGTATGGCATACCGGCTACCATCTACTCCGCTTCCTGTGGTAAGAAAGAGCTGTCTAACATGATATACGCCACGTTAGGGTCTATCAAGAAGGTTGTTGATAAGCTTAAGGGGATGGGGATCAGAAATGTATTGATAGATGAGGCTCATGCTGGTTATAGCCCGGAGGATGGTAGCGAGTTTATGACATTCATGAATGAACTGAAACCGAAAAAGGTGATAGGGTTTACAGCCACGCCATGTAGACTTAAAAACATGTCGATAGGACAGACATCATATTCCCAACTTAATTTCATCACTCGTATGAGACCGGTATATTTTAAGAACCTGATTCACGTGATACAGGTAGAGGAGATGATAAGGCAAGGATTTTGGACACCTCTTAAATATGAGACATGGGATTTCAATGGGGATGCCCTTAAACTTAATTCTAACGGCTCCGAATATACGGCTGAGTCTATTAGTGAGGCGGTGAGAAAAAACGGCTTAAACAACCTTATTTTACGTCGGTTGATGGTATTAAAAGACGTATGCAGATCTATACTGGTGTTTATGGATTCTGTTGAGAGCTGCAATACCGCCGCCGAATGGATGAACGCAAAGATATGCGCTGGCATGGCGGAAGTGGTTCACGGAGGCACGCCAAAGAAACAGCGGGAGGCTATAGTCGAGGGGTTCAAGTCAGGTAAGACGAAGGTAGTGTTCAACTATTCCGCCCTCGGTACGGGATTCGATCATCCGGGTCTGGATTGCGTGATAGTAGGAAGGCCGACATTCTCGTTCTCGTCGTTTTATCAGTGGCTTGGAAGGGCAGTCCGTATAAAAGACGGAAAGGATAGTGCTTTGGTCGTTGATTGTTGTAACAACTCGTCAAGGTTCGGTGATATAAGGAAACTTAGTATAGAGAACTACAAGGGGTATGGATGGGGAATGTTTATCGGCGATAAGCTAATAACTAATATCCCGATGGGGGATAAGGTAACGAAAACAGATCTGGATATCAAAGCCGCCAAGAAAGATCGTAGGAGGGGGCTGGTGCAGGGCGTAACCGCCGCCCCTGTTCCCGGGAGACCGGATCATCCCCTCGGCTCTACGGTAATGACATTCGGGAAATATTGTGGGTGGATGTTGCATTCGATCCCAGTATCGTACTTCAAATTCATAAACGAGACCTTTGACTGGAGTAATGATCGAAACAAGGAGATAAAAGAATACATAGATTTTCTAATTAAAAATAATAAACTATGATTATGATAGGATGTATATATCATGAGGCTGATCTTGACGGTGTGATGTCAGCGGCCATAGTAAATAAGTATTTTAAGGGAAAGGATATTGATCTACTCCCTTACAATTACGGGAAGGAGATACCTGACATAGACAAATACGATAAGGTATTCGTAGTTGACGTATCATTTGGCGATAGAACGAGATTCTTATTCGACGAATGGAAAGACAAAGGGATAGATGTCACATGGATAGACCATCATAAGACAGCGATAGATGCTATGAAAGACTATAATATCAAAGGTAAAAGACGTATTGGTACGGCGGCTTGCGAACTTACATGGGAATATCTTTTCGATGATATCGAAACCCCTGACGTGGTAAAATTATTGAGCACTTATGATGTATGGGATCATGATCGCTTCGAATGGAGTGATGTCATGGCGTTCCAATACGGGATGAGAGGATATTGTGGTCTTGACGTGGATATGGCGGCAAAGGCCATGGATGGCGATCATGACTTCATATATGACATGATAAGGAACGGGGAGGCGATACTGGAGTATATCGTTGAGAAAAACAGGGGCGAGATAAATATGTTCTCATTCGAGGCTGATGTATTTGGATACAAGGCTATATGTATGAATACCACGGAGTTTAACTCTACTACATTTGAATCTATGTATAACCCTAAAAGACATGATCTGATGATGCCATTTTGCTGGAACGGAAGATTCTTTAGATGCTCGTTCTATACCACCAAGGAGGAGGTGGATGTCTCAGCGCTGGCACGCAAGGCCAATCCTGGTGGCGGAGGTCATAAGGCAGCTGCCGGCTTCCAACTTAGCGTGGAGGATATGATGGGATTCTTGAAAGAGAGGAGGATGTGATATGGTAGGATTGATATCTATTATTATAATAATAGTAATCTCCTTTGTCATGATGATGGAGGGATGGGAAAAATATGATTCACAAAAGTTTTACACAGGGCTGCTTGTGATAGGTATAAGTATCATAATGATATTTCCAGTAATGCAATATAATATGAAGAATATGAAAAACGTATGCAAATTCAAGAAACTTAACGAAATGAAGCTAGATGATTACGGCTTCGGTTTATTCGAGTACAATGGCGCTCTTTATTTCAAGGAGGCAGAGGGTGAGAGATGCTTTGATGTGAGAAGCGGGAACGAGGTTATTATCGGGAAAGATAGGATTATAACGACCTTGGAGGATTGATCATGAGAAAGCTTAATGACACCAACAGGACAAGAAAGAGAAACGTGCGGCACTCGTGGGTAAAAGCGGGGTTGGGGATTCAACGCTGCGCTATTTGTGGGATTACGAAGCGAAATGAGCGAAGGGGCGGAAAGGCCACGAATTGCGTATATCTATCATCTGGTGAGCTTTACTCTATGACAGGAAAGACACCAGAATGCAGGGATCTTAGTGAATTTTATTAATCTAAAAAGTATATAATTACCTAATAATAAAACAAAAAAGAGTTTGAAATGAAAGAGGAATTTAGCAAATACGACAAAGTCGTTTATGATGGTGAGGTATTTGAGGTACTTGAAACCGCCGACAATACGGGAATGATGAAAATAGAACCGTTATTTGATGAGACATATAAATCCATTTGGGCTGATGAGGAGATGGTTGTTTCGTTAAATAGGGCTATCAAGTTAAGGCTTATTGATGATGAGACGGCAGATGAGGCGATGAATTTCGGGAAGCCAAAAATAGGAGACGCGGTGGTGGAAAGCGGGCCGCTTGTAGGGAAAGACGGCAGCGGGAAGGACGACCGGGCCGACGGTAAACTCCGGTGGGATCTTCTTCCTTTGGCTGAGATAGAGGATATCGTGAGGGTATATACGGAGGGGGCTAAGAAATACGCCGACAATTCATGGCAGAATATACCTGATGGATTTGAGAGATATAGAGCGGCTTTACTTCGCCATATGACGGCGTACATGAAAGGCGAGAGATATGATAAGGAGACAGGGCTGATGCATTTGGCACAAATTTGTTGGAACGCCATAGCGTTATTATATTACGATAAACATAACAAAGGGTTAATAGAATGGAAGGATCAGGAGAAATAATAGTAGACGAGAAATTAAAAGCTATTGACAAAAGGACTGGTAGGTACATTAATGTGATCGCACGTACTATTGACAATGGTACTTCATTCCCGATAGTTAAGTACCTTGATAAGAATCGTAAGGAGCTGAATTATGATTGTGTAAGGCATCTTAATTTTGATATAGACATAGATTGGGAGTTGAGAAGATATCAGATCGTAAAAGATTTATTGTCCAACGATTTCGATGGGAGGAGGTTGAGTGTAGATGAGGTAGATAACGCTATATTTACAGCGGATTTAATTATTAACAAATTAAAAACTATTTAAAAATGGTAAGAATTGATTTTTTCACGAAGAAAGACGCTGAGTACAGCGATTACATGCGATATATTATCGCCAACACGTTACAGGAGTATGAGGGTGAGGTCACGTTAAACCAGATCCCGGAGAACAAAGCCACGGATGAGGAGATATCCAAGTACGGTATAGAGGTATATCCTACTATTATCGTCAGTGGAGATAATATGGATGGCTTTAATAAACTTGAGGGGATGTGCAGAAAGGCTGATCTTATTAACGTCATGTCATTATACGACAAGAAATAGGCTTATGACGATAAGGGATAAATATTTTGGCTGGAAAGATATATTCTTTGACAGGTTCGTGCATTGTTGTAATGAAAAAAGCGGTCAACCACAAGGGAGTAATATACCTCTAGCCAAAATAAACTTCGACAACAAGACGGGATATGTGGAGGACGGGACTATTAATATAGCCGAGCTTCTTCAATATCTTTGGATAAATAATAAGGTCTATAGGTGTGAATATGCGCCCATAGATATATCTTCCGCCTTGCAAACATTGATCAGATTGACCGAGAACGCTAAACATATGTTTGAGGATCAACCGGGTGTATATGACATGATCCCATATAGAGGGTTTTTCCTTAGAGATGACTTTTCATCCGGGAAAGATTATTCACTTGATTTGGATAAAATAGTGAGCGGGATGGGAGGATGGTATGGGGAGGATGAGGATCCATGCTACTCGATGTTCGTCAGCCAAGATCAGATATGGAACTTGAACCCGATATTAAAGGTATTAGCTGATGAGGGATCTATTCTAGCCAAGGAACTTGGGTATGATATGAACTCATATGTCAGCGATAATGGATACACGATATACAACCCATATCTGTCATGGATCAATCATTACTATCATTATTGCCCGACATTTAATGAGGATAAATTAAAGCCTTGGGATAGGGTAGAGGATAGAAAGAATAAGTTCAAGATGACGGATAAGGTCAAGAGAGGTGCCAATAACTGGTACTATTCAGGCGGGACTATATCTTGCGTGGATAGCTTCTTAGGGAAGAAATACAGGAAGAATCTCCGGACTTTCATATATCGTGGAATAGTGTTCTTTCTGGATCGGATATGGCATACGCCTTTATTTGATAGGATGGGCGTGAAAATGAAGTACAACGCTTATTATTGCTATGCCGCTACCTCCGGGATATGGTATGATAAGGGATTCAAAAGAAGACTAGCCAAGAGGTTTAACAGGTCGTTGAGCGGCGGCGGGGAGCTGTTCGGGGCTAACCTAGCCTGCATGGTATGTGACCGTAGGGATATCGATTGGGAGGCGCTTCGTTTTTGGCTTGAAAAATACGATGATCCTACTGATAAGGGTATGGTGAATAGTCCTATCCAATTTATGTATTTATATTTATATTACACTTTTAACAAATAACTTGAAATGAAGAAGATAAATGACTGGGTTATAAAAACATTTGGGTTGAGAGGTTCATGGAGCTGGGCTAAGAAACAGATGTTAAATGGAGCGATCATTAAACGTAAAGCTACTACAGGGACATACAAAATAGCTATTGATAATGACAAGAATAGGTTACTTGTAGCCACATGGGGTCATCTAGATCAAAACCCTGTATGGGAAAGGTGTCCGCATAGTTTATTAGATGAAGATGCGGTTGATTATTTTGTTACAGCTCATAAGGAATTATCATATGGAGGTATAAAGATCAGAATGAAAGATGAATTTAACTATAATGATAAAATATCGAAAGCATGAAAAAGATTATCGATAAAGACGTAGAGGCTCTTAAAGCCGGAAAGAAGGTGACAAAAGGTTTTATCCATATGCAATTGGATGATAAGGGAAAATTGAACTTGTGGAGTGATATCAATATAACTGACAATGGTGATTATATATAACTTTACACCGGGTTTATATAGTTACGATTAACAAACGATACCGGATGTACGCCGGGAATTAAAGCACGTGAAGAGACCTCTTTAGAATCAGTTTCGTGTAAGCGGATTCAACAATGTCCCTATGAAGCGTGAAAATATGCTTTTGGTGTAGAAAAGTATATAAGTACCTAACATTATAATATAATTTAAAAGATAGCAAAGAAACAGTTAAAGATCCCGTTTAAGGACGGGAGACCATGTAAATGGGTTAAGGATGTTCATGATGAGGAACGTGATAATTATGAGTTTGATGAATGCCTTGAGATATACGGGTTCGTCCGTGGACGCTCTTCGGCTGTAATGATATTAAGACCGGCGAATGATCATGGAAAGGATTTCGATTATGCCAGTAGCGCCTATTACCAAGTATTCTTGACAGACAGTAAGGAAGTAATACAGAATATGATGCATGGAATCATATATGGTAAATGGACTTTTGTTAAGAGAGGCGAAAATTTTGGTATAAAATTGGTTAAGGTCTTACCTAAGATACATAAAATATCCCTTGATATGATCGCAAAGGATATTTTTAGGTCTGAGAATAAATGAACAATATGAAAGTATTATCATTATTTGATGGGATATCATGTGGGTATTTAGCATGACAAAGAGCCGGTATACCTATAGAGACTTACTACGCCTCGGAGATAGACAAGACATGTATAAAGGTAAGTCAAAAACATTTTCCTAATATTATTCAATTAGGGGATGTTAATAACTGGAGAACATGGGATATCCCTTGGAAAGACATAGATCTGGTCATGGGAGGGTTCTGTTGCCAGAGCTTCTCTAGCTCAGGTAAGGGTAAGGGATTCATGGACGCTCGTGGAAGGCTTTTCTTTTGCTTCTCGGACATCGTAAAGCATTTAAGGAAGGAGACCAAAGGTAAGGTCCTGTTCTTGGGCGAGAACGTCCGGATGCGGGATGAGCATCGCCGGGTGATAACGGAAGAGCTGGGCGTGGAGCCGGTGGAGATCGATAGTGCCTTGGTCTCGGCACAGACCCGGCATCGTCTTTATTGGTGCAATTGGTCGGTAGAAATGCCGAAAGACAAGCATATATCATTGGATGATATTTTAGAGCATGACAAGGGATGGAATCCGGGAGCCATAAGAGGAAGATATATAGGAGTCATTGTCGGTAGAAGGATAGGAGAGGACGGGCATCGAAAGGATTATGACAAGAACGTGAAAATAACGCAATGTTTGGAGGTAAGAAGGGATAAAAATACTGTTTCTATTAAGAAAAGTAATTGCCTGACAACAGTCATGAAAGATAACGTGATATCATCATTACCGCCCGGAAGATATCTGAACGCCTTTGACCTGAAAGATAAGTTCAGATACCTGACTCCTGTGGAGATATGTAGGCTACAGACATTGCCGGATGATTACCTTGATGGGATAGCCCCGAATACGGCCATGTCTTTAGCTGGAAACGGATGGACAGTGGATGTGATAGCCCATTTGCTAAGAAGCATAGAGCGTAAGCAGATGAATGATATTGTAAAGGAGTTTCGCAAGATCACTGATGAGCTTATGTTCGGATCATCAGAAACGGGTACTAATGTGACATGTGATAAACATGAGCAAAATGAAGCCATACGGAAGAGTCAAAACAGTTAAGGGGTCTTCATGGAAAAAGGATATACATCCACCAAAAGGACACAAGAATTGGTGGGAGGATATATGTGATCCTATATCTAGAAGTATTATGAAATTAAATTTCAAAAAGGAAATAAACAATCAAATTTGGTATGAGCAAAAGCAGGGAAATGATTAAACAGGAATTAAATTTATCAGATCAAGAATATAACTTTCTTGAAAAATATCAATCTATGAAATTATCACAGAGGTTTGGTAATGTTTTCGATAGATTAAAAAATGATAAGTCTAAAGCAATTTACACTCATGATGGGTCAATACAGTTGTTTTATATACAAGGTAAAAGAGTAGATAAAGAAGAATGGGATAAACTTCATAGATCATGATAATTACTAAAAAATGGTCAATGCCGAATAAAGAGACATTCAGCATAAGACCGATAAGGGAACTTATAGACAAATATCGAGAAGAGGGGATGGTTATAGTGGATCCGTTCGCCAGAAACAGCGATATAGGGACGATCACCAACGATCTTGACCCTGAGACTAAAGCTATGTATCATAAAGACGCCACGAACTTCTTGTGTCATCTTGATGATAATATAGCTGATATGGTACTATATGATCCACCATATTCTGCGAGACAGGTATCTGAATCGTATAAAAGACTTGGAGGTGCTGTTAATATGCAAACAACGCAATCTAGTTATTGGGCTAGACAGAAGAAGGAGATAGCTAGGATCACCAAGAAAGGCGGGGTGGTCATTACCTGCGCGTGGAACTCCGGCGGTATAGGGGCCGGTCTTGGTTTCGAGCAGCAGGAGATTCTCCTCGTGGCTCATGGGGGATGGCATAATGATACGATTGTTACTGTAGAAAAAAAGATCAAAGGTTAGATGAAAGAAAGGATATTCACCACAAAAGAACAGGGGAGGGTGCTGGTTGAGGCCGGCCTCCCTATCTCCACCGCCATCGGTTTCAGAGACAAGTATCTGGATCAATTACATTCTATGGAGGATGACGCTGGTCGTATAGGACTGATCGAGGCCGTTACCCCAGACATATCCAACCCTGTTTGGGATGTAGGGACGTTACTGAATTTACTCCCATATGAGATAGAGGGTTGTACATTCGAATGTTATAAGCTAGAACATGCATGGTCTGTAACGTATAGAGATATAGATGAGATCCCTATATATTGGAGTAGCGAGAAACTTCTTGTAGACACATTGTTTTCGATGATGATGGAATTACTTAAACATAAGATTATATGAGCATAAAGCAAATAACAAAATTAAGGTACAAAACGAAAGATAAGCCTCCTATAGAAGGGGTTCCTCTTTTAGGATACAACAAAAAATATAGCTGTCCGTGGGAAGTAATGTACAGGAGAGGGGATAAGTACTACACCTGCATGAAGTATGATGCTGAATTTGAAACATATCCACCGGAAGAATATGAATATTTATATCCATGAAAATATGAAACAAGTAACAAGAATAAGATACAAAACAGAGGATAATCCGCCTATGGCTAATGTCCCTCTTATAGGATACAGCAAAAAATATGACTGTTGGGTAGCGTTAGTATACAGAAAAGGGGATAACTATTACACCAATATGGAGTGCGATGTTGAATATAAGACATCTCCTCCAGATGAGTACGAATACGTATATCCGTGAAAACTAGAAGGGATATATTTATATTTAAGCATGATTAATATTATTTTAATATTATTCATGCTTTTATTTTTGTTTAAATTGTATTTTTGTATCAACATTAAAAACCAGATTGTTATGGATGGAGACAAACAAAAAGTCAATGAACTTACGATGAGGACGCTGGGTTCTCATTATGGCGGATATGCCTATGTAAAGGTAAAAAATCGTCAAGCTGATGTAAAGATAGATTGGAAGTTGTTGAGAGCTATAGAAGAAGGAGAGGTGGAGATAGACAACGAGAAATACCATCTATCCGGGATAGAGTATGTAGCTAAAAGATATCAGGACATGTTTTGCGCTGGTCGTGATATTTATTATTTCAAGGGCATAGGAGGGCATGGGATGACCGATCTTCTTAGAAACACTATAGATGATTTACTAGACACCATAAGTAGTAGAGAGGCTTATCGTAGCGCAGAGCACAGGGTGTACGCCCAAATGAATCAACTTACTGAAGCGGGAGCCATGATCAGCTTAGCTATTGAATTACTAACATCTAACATCCGTCATAGTTATGGAGAAATTAATTTTGAACAATATCCAAGACCTGTGGAGGTGGAGGGAGAAGATAAACATTGATGACTTCAAAGAGGATCCTATGGCTGAGGATATGCCATTATATTTCCCGTGCGCCGTCGTATGGAATGTGGATTATGGTGAGCATGACGCTGATAATTATGTATGTTATGGATTTGTTTATGTAGCAGAAATATTAGGGATATGAACATTAAAAAACAGATAATTCTTGACGATAAAGACTATGAGCGATTAGTGCACGATGCCAATCTCAGTAATGATGAGATAAAAAGCAGGATCGCAAACGCTCTAACCACCGATATGGTATTTAGTTTCGATTTTGATGTAAACAAAAAAGTTACGGGGAATATGAGGATCGAAAGTGCTACCCATAATCTAGGATATAACGAATATGATAATATCGTAAGGGCTAGAGACGAGAATATTCACCATGCTGTCTATACAGCTATATATGATTGTCTTGAGAAGATAAAGAGAGATAATAATGAGCTAAGTGCAAAAGATTGGATATTATTCACATCTATAATCTTATTTGTTTTTATGATGGGATTTATAGGTGGATGGTTGGCATTTAATTGATTAAACAATGGATAATTTAAAAGACATACAAAATATAACTGGTCTTACGTCAGAAGCTATATTCAATATACGTAAACCTATTGATTATATGTGTAGTGATATAGACAGTCATATAAAAGATATCGAGACACAATGTGATTATATTATGGATGGGGATGAGGAGGATGTTAAATATTATTCAAAATCAATCAAATTAGACATAGATTCTTATTTCGAGGATATACGGTCAAAGGTAGAGAATCTCCGTGATTGGGGAGAGCAGTGGAAAGTACTGGCTAAAGACCTATTTGATGAGTTGATGAAAGTAAATAACGATAAGACCATAAACGGCTATCTGTCTTATGAGGCATTGAATAAGATTAAGGAACATTTAAAATAAAACTATAAACATGAATAAAAGAAAAACCAAAAAAGACTCCATTTAAATAACAAAGAATTTCAAGTCTTATTTCGTTCAGGCAAGAAATACTTTAGATATGCGATAAATAATATATGCTTTGCTTTTGGATGTTCTTCATTAGAATATTGGATATACTTCTTTGAAGGTAAAAGAGTTGATGGAAATATATATTATAAAAGCATTTCACAATTAGCTTTTAGATAAAGATAAATTAACAAAATAAATAGACATGAGCAAATTGCTATTTTTCGATTTAGAGACAACCGGGGTTAAGTTCTGGAGAAACGGGATACACCAAATAGGAGGGATCGTGGATATCGACGGGCAGGAGGCCGAGAGGTTTGACATCCGCCTAGCCCCGAACCCTGCCGCCACGATAGAGCAAGAGGCGCTGGATGTGGCTGGTGTTACCTTGGAGCAAGTGCAGTCGTATCAGCCTATGGAAGAAGGGTACAGGCAGTTAGTTGGTATATTATCCAAATACGTGAATAAGTTCGATAAGAGGGATAAAATGTATTTGGTGGGGTATAACAACGCCGGATTCGACAACAACTTCCTACGGGCTTTATTTACCCAATGTGGGGATAAGTATTTCGGATCATGGTTCTATCCTAACTGTATGGATGTATATGTTATGGTGACACCGTTCCTGATGGGTGTAAGAAACGATATGGAGAACTTTAAGTTGATGACCGTAGCCAGAACTATGGGTATTGAGATCGACGAGAATAAGCTTCATGACGCTACTTACGATATTGAGCTGACTAGGGATATTTTCTATCGTATAATCGGTAAAATGGATGTTAAGTTATGAGAAGTATCTTAGAGGCGATGCATGATTATCCGGATGAGGCTCTTGGGCTATTTTTCTTTTTGATAGTGGTCTTCTGGTTATTGTCAGGTATATTCGAGAAAAAAGATGAATGATAAACTCGATAAGATACTGGATCTCCTAAGATCTCAAAATGAAATGATCAAGGATATTCACGACTATGTCAAAGAAGTTACCAGCGAGAAGTATATAGGAGAATCTAGGATGACCAGCTTCTCTATTAACTTGGCCGCTGATATACTTACCGAAGCCATTAGCCCTAAGATAAAGGAGATGATGGTGAATTTATTAAGGGAGCAGGGATGGAAAACTGAGTAGGATATGGGAACATATGAGAAGAAGGTAAATCAGTTAAAAGATTTGATGGTAAGGAAATACAAGTCGGCTTACGACAAGTCAAAGGGAATAGATATAGATATAAGCTCGATAATGTATCTCCCGGTACCAAATGAATTTAATGATATGGATATTGAGAATATGTATGTTATTCTCGATAAGATTAAAGATATTATAGATAACAACAGGGATAAGCTCAAGAACCCGACTTGCGCCACTTGTATACATCTACATGATCAGGAGTGGGCGAAAAGATATGGCAAGGTATGTTGTTCTATTTGGCAGGTGTGTGACCATTATATAAACCCTAACAGGAAACATAATAGGAAACAAACAACATACGTAAGGCGTCCAAGCAACAAAGCTTGTCCTAATTATGAGTATGGTGATGATAATTTTGAAAACAGAAGAAGATGTATAAAAGAAAAGAATACCCGATAAAGAGCTATGTGCCGATGCGCACCAACAAGGATAGGACGTGTATCTGCTGTGGCGATACGATCCCAGCCGGCAGCAGCAGGATGATACCTAGACACGCCAAGGCAAATCACGGTCTATGTTTCCCGTGCTTCAGGAAATGGAGAGATACCGGAGGAGATCTTAAGCTTATGGACAACCCCGGAGATGCGAAGAAAGAGCATGTCATACATATGTCTAATATCCTGAAAGGAAATTGTGATATAATAAAAGGCCGAAAGCTTTACGTGGCTTTTAAAAAGGCGATAAACGGCGGAAAGAAGATCGTTATCAAATTTGACACTGATCAACCGATATCTATGTCAACAAGAGTCATGAATCCTTCATTCGGGGAGATTATGGATGAGTACGGCAAGGACATATTCCAAGGTAATCTCAAACTGGTAGATGTCCCAAAAGGAGTTAAAGATTTAATAGTTAACTATATAGAAAAATATCGTAAATTGTGAACATAAAGACATTTATATACATGATCTTAACATTCAGAAGAATAGATCCTATACCTAAGAATATAGGATTTATGTTGAGTATAACATTCTGGATATCTATAGTATGGATAATATCCAACTTTGCTATATTGATAATGAGATTAATAAAATAGACAAGATGAAACAAGGAGACGTGATATACAAGAATGGGATGGAGCTGTTATGACAAAGATTAAAGCAAGTATTATTATCCTATCTCTTATCATGATAGGATGTAAGGATAAAAAAAGAAGAAGATGTTGATTATTATCCTAAAACTGTTTATGTAGATGATAGGGGTAATAAAGCAACCATGTTGAATGATTCTATTTTAGTAGTACGCACATGTCTAGAGTACCCAGAGAAGTATAAAATGGAAGTAATTAATATAAAGAACAAATAGATGGTTATAAACAACAAGCAACTTTACAAAATAACCCTAACAAGGGAACAACTGATGCTGATATCCCGGTGCGTGGAAGACATAAGCAGATACGCAGCCGGAGACATGGATCTTCAGCATACCACGGAAACTTTGATAGATGATATGGACAGGACGGATTCGCTGGGGATAAGAAGCTTTATAGCAAACAACTCGATGGCTATAAGAAGAAGGCTGTTCCCGGATCTCGAAGACTATGAACATATAGGGTATGATGGAGGTAGTAAGGATATGATCAATAGAAAGAGACTTATCGGAAATACCTACCAGATATATAGATCAATACTGCATCAATTGGCTATTGACGAGAACTGGAATAACGTGTATAGCGACATGACGTTACCCTCAGGCGATATGGGGACGATTAAGGTGGAGAGGGTTGACGATGATAAGGATAACGATATTTAACGATACTGAAATATGAGCTTATTTGTATGCGCTAAATGCGGTTGCGTTGATAATACCGCTACGTCTAGTTACTGGATGTTGACAAACGAGTATATGGTCGATAAATTCGACTATGCCAAGGAACTACAGCCGTACAAGGGTATGGGGCTGTGCAGCGAATGCGGGAGGCTAGCTACCTCCCCAGACGGCCGTGATGTCGTGGTGCCCGGTAAATGGCACGGGAAGTTCCCGAAGGAGAAAGCTACCGAAGAGCAGTTGAAACATGTAGGATATAAAAATCTAATAAGATGAATAAGATAAGAAAAGGAGAAGTTAAAATATATAAAGGGAAAGAATACATAGCTATCCCTGAGATAGAAGAAGAGAGTTGTACGGGATGTTGTTTTTACGACAAAGGGATTTGTTCAATAGATCATGCTAATGATCCTAATTGCCTTCATAGCGGCATGATCTGGGAGCAAAAAGAAAATGGTATGAGCGATATCAAAGAAAAGGCTATTAAATTGGCTATAGAGGCCATGAAACCTATCCCAGTATATTCATCGCCATGTTATAGTATAAACGACAGCAGATCGCCAGAGGAAAAACATGAGGAGGAAATGAGATTTTGTAGGGAGTTTAACGACCTTAAATGCGAAATGCTTATTGACATGGCTAAAAAAATAGAGGAATATTTATTATAAGATATGGTGATTATATACAACCTTAAATATAAGGAGATTATAAGAAAAATGGAGGAGATTGGTAATGATACGTGGAAATAAGTTATACATAAATATCACAAACCATTGTGATGTATGTTGCCCATTTTGTTGTATGAAATCAGACAGCAAAAAGCAATCATTCATGAACTTTGATACTATCCATAAAATCATGAAAGATATGGATGTACCATATATCGTGCAACTAGAAGGAGGAGAGCCTACCACGCATCCGCAATTTTATTTATTCATGGAATATATCTCCACGCTCGAAAAGGTGGAAGAGGTCGTGATAGACACCAATGCCTTCATGCTCGACAGGCATATCGACAAGATCGTCGAAATAGCGGTAAGGAACAAGAAGAGGATAACCGTGAAGTTATCTTACAACACCTACCTTAAAACGGTATTCAACCATAAGTTTGTCATTAAATTCGCCAATTATCTCAAGAACATCATCTCGGCTTGTGAGTTTATACCATATGTGAATTTTGCCATAAACGTAAGAGGATATACCGATAAGGAGCTAGATACGCTTAAGGACGAACTACCTCAAGAGATGATAGACATATCAAGCTTCCACCTATTTAACTCCTACGGCAGGGCTGAAAATGACAAATCTCTTCCACCTTTGAGGATAAACGACGTGTATGATGAATGGCGTTGTTACGCTTCTGATGGCGAGTGTTTTGGACATAATTTGGAAGAGAGGGCAAAACATGAATCTAAATTATAATAAAATGAATGCATTGAAATTTCAAAATATACGAGAGAAGAGGCAAGAATGCTTCAATGTTGACGAATATACGTTTAATGATTTTGACTTTGACGGGAAAAGGCGCAGGGTGTATTCGAACGTTAACCTAAGTATCTTTACTGACGATTACTGCAACGCCAATTGCAAATTCTGTGTTGCCCAGCTTAGGTTCGAGAACAAGGGGAAAATGTATAAGAAAAGCAAGATAGCGTCTGATGATGAGTATCTGTCCAGACTTGACGATATACTTAACAGGCTTAGACCGCTTAATCCTTCGATATCAATCACAGGAGGGGAGCCTACAAAATCAAGAAGACTCGTGCCAATCCTGAGGCTTATCGAAAAATATGGCTACAGGAAAAGAACATTGACTACAAACGGATCAGGCCTGTTTGATATCGTGGAGGGTAAGTCGATACTGCAACATATCACGGATAACCATTTCCAGCATCTCAATATCAGTAAAGCTCATTTTGACGAGGAGATAAACAAACACATTATGCAATATGAGAACGGATATTGTAGCAACGATGATATTGCCCGTATAGCTATATTCGCTAAAGCCAACAATCTCCGTCCACGCATGAGCTGTTTACTGCTAAAAGAGGGAATAAATGACATGAATGGAATTATACGTTATCTTGACTATTATAATAGTCTCTATATTGACAATGTCATATTCCGTGAGACGATGGACTATGATGAGCAGGCAATGAAAAATCATGATAAAATGGCTTATCTCAAGAATAACAAAGTATATCTGAATGACATATGGAAGTGTATTGATAAAGACAATAGATTTACCCCTATAAAACAATTACTTGGATACTACTACTATGTAGAGGTATATAAATATCAAGGTATAGATATGGTAAGCGAAAGCGCAAATCTCGTAAAACTGTATGAGCAAAAACAAATTGCCAATGATGTGGTGTTTGAAATGATTTTTCATCCAAACGGCAACCTTAATGGGAGCTGGGTAGACAATGAGGATATATTACTTGCGTATAATTCTTATAAATCATAGAGATTTACCTTAGGCAAGATAATAAAAATAAATAATTATGGTAATTATATATTATTTAAATTTTTAATCATGAAAAAATGCAAATTGTTAATAACAGATTTAGACGGGACACTGATTGAGACGGTATCAGGGAATACATTCCCTAAAGGTATATGGGATATGAAAATCAAACTCGACGTGTTTGAGGCTATCAAGAATTACGCTCCTGATGATATACTGATAATATCAAATCAAGGAGGTATAGAAAAAGGATTCGTAGACAGAGAGATGTTTGAGTATAAATTCGATTACATATCAAACGCCTTGGAAGATTACACGGATATATCCGTAAGCGCTTATTACTGTGACAGCAATAATAAGCGCAATGCCAATAGGAAGCCAAATATAGGGATGATAAAAGAGTATATGGATTTCATCGAATACATGAATAACGATGAAGATGAGGAAGAAAAGATCGTATACGATACTATCTTGATGATCGGGGACGCTTCCGGAAAAGAAGGGCAGTTCTCCGACTCCGATAAGAAGACGGCGGAAAACTTCGGGTGTGAGTATATGGATGTGGATGATTTTGTGGATAAGTATAAGGGCTGATAACAGTAGAAGGATAGGGTGATGATATCCTATCCTTCTATTATTATGTAAATCCATTTTTGGATTACATTAAGCATCAATAGTATAACTATTTATTTATACTCATCTTTCTTTCCTTGTTATCAAACATTCCATGCAAAATACAGTTATCATATATACAATTGTTGATCTTCCCTCAGTAGGGTTTTTACCATTTTGGGTAAAAACTTTATAATCAATATCTTTAATGAACCTATTATCACCAGTAAGCGCTCTCAGCTATCTTCCTCTATCAAAATACCAATTAGCGTCCTCCCCAGACTCATCCTTATTCCTACCACCTAGAAAGAATCCCATCGTCATGCCGTTGGTCATCAACCAGTAGTCGGATGTCTGTTTAATATCCCTAGCCGTCTTGATATTATACCATTGCTTACCAAACGAGAACTTCATGAGCTGCCTCCATAGCTTGCTCTCGCCCTTATACACGCCGGTCTGGACGGTAGCGAACGGATCCCAGTTTCGAGGATCGGTGAGGTCGCCTAACTTCCGGGCGGTGACCAGCGGATCCTGTAGCATGTCTATGGCATTAAGCTCCATGAACGGGGATGTCTGGGAAGCGATCTCATTGATCGTCCTGAACCCGATATAGGTAATGAACTGTCCGAACCAGCTATCCTCATTATCCTCCCTATATCCCATCAACGCCCGTCCTATAGCCATCATTGTGGCGAATACCGCCATATTGATAATCGATCTCTTGATATTGATCTGCTCGTAAGGGGTAAGCTTATCATACTCTTCCTTAAGCACGTCATATGCCTCCCCCATCCTGCCCTCGGACATCGAGCCATAGACATTACCGGCCAGTCTCCATAACGTTCTCATATATCCTTCCTCGAACTGGTTGGTCTGGAAATTGAAACCGGCTTTCTTATACGCCCGCTGTACGGCCAATATAAACCATCCACGATGAGGCAGCACCATGTTAAGGATAGCGTTCCGGCTAGCCCCCACCCGGTTCTGCTCGTTCAATGCGCCGTCGCAGATCTGCACCATGCTCCTGACCCTGCTGGACAAGGTAGGTATGTATCTTTCTATAATATCCTTGTTAGCCTCGTTCTTAGCCACGATCTTTCCATCCTTGACATCTACCATGTTCCACATAGAATAATCCCTTAAACGCTCCCAATCACGTTTAGCCTCGTTGGCGGACATATTTCTGTCTTTCATCATCATCTCCTTGAAATTGGAGTATGACCAGAACTGACCCTCGTATAGGCGGGTATCATCCATGACCGAGATAATAACCTGCGGATCCAACGGGGAGTTAAGAACCTCCATCATCTTAAACGGCAGGTCCCGGAATAAGGTTCTCCATATCTTGTTATACGCCGCCGATCGTACACGGTTGCGGACATTGAATACGCCTAGAGCCTCTCCAACGACATATAGCTTGTTGGTACGGTTTATATCCCCGATCTCCGACACGTACGTACTTAACTGCTTCTGGGCTTCCCCATAGGCGTATTTCATGGAGTCCTTGCTTATATACTGCCCTACCATACCCTCCAAAAGGAAGTTGGCCTGCCCGGTAAGGGCGCCGGTAGCCGCGACGAATGGGGAGAAGCCTAAGTTGGATTTGGATACGAATTTGGTAAACATAAGAGCCAGCTTATTAAGATCGACCTTATAATTACCTATATTCCATTCTGCCCGCTTATTATTTATCCTAACATCATAGATACTGGCGTTAACCCAGTCCTGAAACATTCTATAGGCGTGAGTGGCCTCTGGGTTCTTACCGCCGTCGTATTGCGTCTCCAGCATCATGTTCCTGTATCCCATGACATCATCCAAGGCCGCCCTCTTATACTTGTAAGCGGTAGCCTGCAAGGATAACATGGAATAGGAGTAGGCGAAGTCATGGGACACGTCATCGGCGTTCTCCAACTTACTAAGATAGTATTTGGGGATCATACGATATTTGTTATCGTTCTCATCAATCCCTCCTAGGTCTTGCCCCTGACCATGTATAGGGTCATCCACCCTCTCGCCAACGATATCACGTACGGCGTTGCCGATGGCCGCCTTCGGGTCAACCCCGGCCTGCACCATCCTCTCCACGCCGCCCTTGGATATTTGTGGTATCTGGTAGATGTTCCTGAACCGCTCGTCATAATCCTCCATAGCCTTACGGCTTATGTTAAGCAATTCTTTCCTCATCTCCCACTTATCCTTATTGATCGTAGCTTCCTCCCCTTCGTTGGTAATACCGTATTTCTTGAAAAAAGCCTCGTTCTTGTACTTATCGAACCTAGGCGTATGATACCCATAACCCAGATCGGGATTATAATCAGGATTACGGAAAGAACTCTCGGCGTCGGCCTCATCAAGCCACTGGTTATTGATCGTCAGATCGATCATATTAATATCAAACCCGAAACGGGATACGCTCTCTTCCTTAGATATACCATTTTCTATGGCATCAAAGAACTCGGATACCTTATACGTACCGTTATTTATCTTCCTGACAAAGCCAGAATACCCCTTGGGAGAGTATCTCCTCATATAAGGATACAGCCGGGTCCTGGCGTACTCGACAAGGATCTTATCAGCCTTACCCATCGCTATGTCGTTAGCTAGCTTATTATTGAAGTCAGGACCGTATTTCCTTCTCAAAAACGATACCTCCACGGTCGTCCATGACGGATTCTTCCTAGATAGCTTAGCGGCCATCCTATCCACCTGACTCCGGGAGCGGGCAGACATATGTCCCTTGGCGAATTTAATCTCATCCATACCCTTGTCGTATACCATGGCATCCCTTAAAGCGTTACGGTAAGAATCCGTGACTCCACTCTCCACCGTATCAGGCATATCCATCTCAATAGCCTCAGCGGAAGCGGCGGCGTTAATAACGCTCTTAGCCTCAGCCAGACGATCATATAACTCGTTTATCTTTCTTAATGAGGCGGATCCACGTAACCTATCGAAATCATATTCCCCGTATCTCGTGCTATCCCGGTACTGGATAAGCAAGGGCCTTAGCTGGTCATTGATCTCGTTTATTGTCGCCATCGCCTCCTCTACCTTCTCTATCCTTGATGATGATACAGATTGCTCCGTGATCTTATCAACCAGATTCTCGTAATAATCACCCTCCTCGGATCCCCACATATCCTTGGAGAAGCCAAGATGACCGCCAGCTAGCAGGAACTCAAACGCAGCCTTGCCGCCCTCGGACCGCTCTATCCCACGAAGTATCTCCTTGAACTCGGCGGAAGCCCTACGACCCTCGTTGGTATTCCCGAACTCCTCGGCCCACGCCTCGTCCCATGCCTTGATCTCCTCGGACATCATCAGAGCCTCGGATCCCTCTTCCTTTGGTGTCCCATCGGAATACCACTCGCTCTTGGCTATAGCCCTGTCACGTAAAATATCCAGATAAGATCTCCAAGCTATAGGATCGGATTGAAACGCCTTCCAATCGACCTTCCCGTTCCTCACGAACTTATCCATAGCCACATACCGGCTCCTGCGGATATGGGTCATGAAATCGGACGTGGCTTGCGATACCCTACGACCCAGTCTTTCCTCGACCTTCTTATTAACTTTCTCGATCTTATCGTAATAAGCCTGCACCATAGGTTTCTCTCGATTCTCATCCAACCACTTATTTATCGTATCCAGATACCGTTGCTGATCCTCGAACGTCATGTTCGAGATATCAAAATTCTGGATGGTAGGTTTGAATACATGATATACCTCCTTCGTAATAGGCTTATCCCCGTCATATCCTACTATGTCGTCACGGGTCTTCACCTTAAGGCCTCTATCGGATAGAAGAAGATCGATAAGTTGTTTCTCGGTCTTACCCGTAACATTCTTAAGATCATATATATCGATAATAGCCTTAGCCTGCTCGGTCCTGTATAGTAAATCGTATTTGGCGAAATCACGGGACGAGTCAAGGTAATCCGAGTTCTTCCCATTTATCTTCTGTATAAGATCCTCATTATCCTTTATCCCCCATCCACGCTCTTTCATCATCCTAGTCATCTTATTGATATTAGATATACCTTCGGTATGGGCTTCACTATGAGCCTTGGCTAGACGTTGGCCTAACATACCTAAAATAGCGTTACCACTATGCTCCAGCGTGCCAAAGAACCGGGACATGACATTGATATCCTTATGGATGTTATTTATCAACTTCTTTATCCCATTCCAATATCTTTCCTGGATATTAAACATCCTGAGCTGTCCATCCAGCCAATCCTCGTTACGATCACTACGGAGGGCGTTTATATCGGACATAGATGTCTCAGCCATCCGCAATATATCATCCATATCCTCTACCATGCCAACCTTGTTGTTGCCATAATAATCAGCCGCCTGATTATTGACGAATCCACGAAGGTTCCTGATCAGAGGAACTATCTCCCCATATACGTTATCGATAACCTGTATCGTCTCATAATCCAATCCTTTTCCGCTCTTACGTAGGCTACTGGCGACAGTGACCAAATACTCCACCTCGGCCTTGGCGGTCGCTATGACGCTCTTGGTGGATAATAGGTTGTTATTCTTATTTAGCTCACCCCCGACTTGTCTTACCTTCTCGCCTATATCACGTAGAAGGGAGATACTCTCACCGATCCTCTGGCTTTGGCTTGACCTCATCCTCTGCAATCTGGTGTATAGCCTTTCCAATGACCTACCGTTCTTGATCAGCTTATTAGCCACATCAACATCCGATAATGAATACATGAGATGGTCGCTATCCTTTAACAGAAGCACGTCAAATGCGCTTGGATCATCGGCTAACGCCGACTCCTTTATCCTATCAAGAACCTTATTCAAGTCTGATCTTTGAGTAGAGAAGAAATTCCGTATAGCCCGGATTATCCTGCCAAACAAGGAGAGCTGGGCGTCCTCGGACGAGGCCAGATCCTCCACCGCCTGTTCCATGCCCGGCACGAACCGCTGGGCCAACGTCTTGCCTAGGATCTCCCGCTTCACCATCCGATCCAGTTCCTCCCCTTGGTATTCCTTCCCATACACCTCATAGTAACGACCGGCGAATTGATTCCATAATGGCGTGCCGACAACAGAGTCCAGAACCTCGTCAATCTCCTGTTGGTTACGGTAAGTATCGATCAAGAAATGAGCCACCTCCTCATTAAGATCCTCTACCGTAGCTCCCTCAGCCAAGGCGATAACCCCATTGGCCATATCGGACAATGCCCTAGCCGAAGGCTCGACACCATTACGCATCTTATACTTATCCATATACTCAGACATACCCATCACACGGATACCTAACGTGGATAAGATGTTGGTGATATCAGTCCTGTTCTGAAGATCCTCCGCCTTCTCGTTCTCAATAACCCCACGGACATTACTTCCGTACAAGGCGTTATCCTCCATCATCAACGACAAGGCTAGCTCTATGAACCCATCATACTTATTATTAAGCTCCTCAAACTTACCTTGCCTTAACATGCCCTTGATCTCCGATCTGCTTACCGTAACCTTCTCCCCCGATGTCGTGATAAGATCAAGATCATTACTTACCTCCGTATCAAAACCTATAGAACCCAATACGTTCATTTCGGAGGACTGACTTCCAAACCTATTCCTTAGCCTAGACAAGGCATCCATAGCGTTATAGATCTTAAGACCATCGGAGTTGCCGGCCCCTGTAAGATAATACCTATCCCCTAACCTTATACGCTCCCCGCTCAACAGACCTTTCTTGATAAGGTAATTGACAAACCCTCCACGGGTACTTATATTAGAGTCTGAGCTGATGCCAAGGACCGGGATGAACGAATCACTGTTGTTAAGGGTTATGGAGGACGAGCCAAAGGAGATGTCAGCCGTACCGGACGGGACGTCGCTCTCCTCGACACTGCCGGCCAAGAACCCGGCCTCAACCCGCCCGCCGGACGAGCCTTTTATGGCGTTGGCGTAAGAGTCATGTATCTTGCCGTCATCCGATTTAAAGAACAGGCGAGGCTCACCGGAATCATACACCAATCTTGAAGATGGGGGCGTATAATCTTCAATATCGTTTAACGGCAAGACATTCCCGGAGAATATAATCTCCCCGTCTATATTTCCGCCCTTAACCCTAATATTAGGTCGTTGCCCGGTAAAAGCGCTTTCCACGGCCTTCCATAGCATACGGGCTGTCTCCTTAATATCTATATTCTCCCTGATAGCCCTTATATCATCCCATGACGCCTCTTTCAGTATCGTATCGCCAATATTATCCTCGTTTATGGAATCCAGATCCACCCCCTGTACCGTGGACGTATCTACCACCACCATATCATTGACATCACCTACCTCTCCGGAGGTAAGATAAGCCACGACATTGTCACTATTCCCAAGGCTTCTGGCCAACGCCGGGGCATCCATATCGCTTATGGCGGACAGGACCTTGGCTGACATAAGTTGCCCCCACTCGCTGGAGCTAAGTCTGGCGCTTATGGATCTGGCCGCCTCCTTATTCCTTGGCACGGATCTAGCCCAGTCACCGAACTTGGACCTGAACTTGTCGTTATAAATAGTCATATAAGCCTCAGCCGCCTTATCAAGATCACTTACGGCTGCTATACCCGCTATCTTATCAAACAAGGTGGATACCTCGCCGGAAGGGGTCAAGACATGGGTTATCTTACCCTCCTTATTCCTTTTAATTACGCAACTCGACATAACTTCATGTTTTTGACAAAGATAAACAAAAAGCCCCCACAAAAGAGTGGGGGCTAATATCCAAACGCGAGAAGATGATCATAATATCATCCAATCGGTAGCCAGCATGTCAGTCTGAGACGCCAGCCAGCCATTTACGATAGTATCATCGGCGGCTTTCATACAAAAATAAGCCGTAAACTTGATCTTGTCCGTTTCCGAGTCGCCATATTTATCAGCGACCCATTTCTTTACCGCGTCAGGTAAGGATTTAACCTTATTCACGATCATGTCCGTAGACAAACAGTCTTCAGGACGCTGAAAGATAAACATGCCTTTCCCATTCCATCCCTCACGGCAAGCCAACTCTCCTCTCTTTACGGCCTCAATAGCCTCTCCAAATGTCAATCCTTTATCATTCATGATTGCAATTATTTTAATTAAACAAATATAAGTAAAAATAGTCATTATTCAACTTTCCCTGACACGACATCCGATATACATCTGGCACACCACCCTACCATATAAGCTATAGGCTCTTGATTGTCGGCATGAAACTTGATCCCTAACTCGCTAAGAATATTCATAGAGACATGAAACGCCTCGTGGGAGATCATAGACAGATCGACATCCTTATCATCTATCCACACGACAACCAGTTCACCGTATTTACCGGTATCCTTAAATCTAACCATAGAGAAAGTAGACATGGATGGCTCCGATCCCACCTCTATCTCAATCTCGATCTCAGAGTCATCCCTTGTCGTAAACCTGTCTGTAACATCCTTCGGATCGCATCCTTTCATCACGAACAAGCTCCTCGGATATATCTTAGGATCAAACTCATATACTATTTTATCCGTTTTCTTTTTCATCACCCTTTTTAATATCATGTTTCCCAAAAATCAGTTAATTCGTTAAGTTGATTATTCATCTCCATAAGTCTTATAAAACGATCATTCGTGTATGCCTTAAACTCATAAACAGGCAATCCGGAAGAGCTGGATATCTCAGCGGAAGGGAATACGACTATAAAATCCCCATCATTAATAATTATGTGCGTATTATCACGCTCCACGGAATAATATCCATTTCTTTCTGTAACAGATATACCAAAACGTTCTATAGCCTTATTAATATTCACAATATCATATGAATGGAATTTGAATGCCTCCACATTTAAAGAATATATCATAACACTCTTAATTTTTCTATAACCTCAAAACACATCTTACACTCAATCCTACGATACAACTGCCTTACGCCATCTATCGTAGTCCAATAACGACCACCCTCTCGGTGCAGGAACTCACTCATTACCTTAGTGTCAGCCACATCATGTAGATCGTATGAGTCAAAACATAACTTACATATATCGTCAAGATCAAAATAAATAACCTTATTATACGACATACAACGGATTTGTCTCCCATCAGGAAGGGATGCCGATCCCATCACAGACCGGTATCCCTTATAATAAATTAGCGACAAAAAGCATGGTGATGGACATGCGCCACAAATGTAATTACAAAATTCGTAAAAACAAAATATCAAGGACAATCACCTATGCATTCGCACGGAGCATCGCTTTTCAAAACCCCATACACCCGATTGTCGCTAGTCAGCCATCGTTTGCCGTCACTCGTAATATAAGCTTGCCGGCATCCCTCCTGATTCACCGTGAGCGTCTTCTTAATACCTTTTGGAGTTGTTATCTCCAGCTCAAGAGTCCGATCAAGACCGTTGTTCATCACCGAGCCAAAGGAAACGGGGGCGCTTCCGGTCCCGGACCCCGGGCTGACGGTCAGAGGCTGGTCCGTTACCTCGCCTACCCCGTCCTTCCAATTAACATTCAAATCACTCATAATTATATCCTTTAGTTATCTTCTACTCACAAAGATAATAAAACAAGAGAACCCCAACCGGCTTAAGTCGATCGGGGTCTGAGTAAGCGAAAAGAAACTGATTATCGTCCCATCATTCTCAATACGGTCCTAGTCGCTGCTTGCGCCCAAGTCCAGCTGTCATTAGATGTTACGTTAACCGTCTGTTGAGTACCATTTACATCCAAGTTAATAGTCTCCTTGTCAAGCTCGATAGTAGAGTCTCCAGCGGCTTGCGTTACCGTCACGTTGGCTGTCTGGCCACCAGCGGCAGTTACCTTCAATGTAGCTGTCAGTTCCTCGATCGTGACGTTGGCCGGTACGTTCGAGATCGTGATGCTCCAAACGAACTCGCCAGAGGCTCCGGGATCGTCGGCGATAACCGCTCCGTTAGCCGTAGTCTTTCCAGCCGCCGTGTAGTTAGCCGGGAGCTGTAACGTAAGCCCATTCTCCTCAGCCGGCGTGACCGCGAACGTAAGCTTAGTACTGTTAGACTTACCGGTGATGGTAACATTACCGCCTGTCTTTTGTACGGAAGCGTTAGGGCTGTCTGATCTTACCACCTCAGCAGCCGCTGCCTGATTAACTACCAACGCCTTCTTAGCCCCGCCGTTCGTGGTGACCGTAAGGTTGATAGTGCGTTGAAGACGACCGGTGTGTTTCTCACCGGAGAAATTAACCGCCTGATCTCCTGATCCTGATACCGGGTCGACGGTTACGAAACCGAATTTTTGTGATGCCATACTTAAATATATTTACAAATGTCATTTTATTATGCCAAAAATAACTTGTATCATATCACAAGCCAAATATAGGGGGGGGGTAGATACGACTAGCCCTGTACAACCTCAACATACAACCCTACTAAGTCCTTTAGATTATGACTAAGAGGAGTTCCGCTATCCCTAGTACACTTATATACATCAGCGTTCTGGATATAATACTTATCCTTGAATATCTCCATTGGAGGGAAATACGGGATAGGATCCCCTATGGTCCCGGCATGCTCCTTATCAATGACCTTGTATAAGGAAGCCGTATCCAATCCGGGTTCCCATTCCTTTGATAATGTATGTTGTTGAATAACCTCATAAAGGATATCCGTATCGTCCTTCACCACCCTGAAACAGAATCCGGCATCCACCGACAACCCGAACTCCGCCCCCTCTTGTCCCCATATAGGGAATAGGACCTTAATATCCAATTTCTCGTTAGGGGATAAAGATATAGCCTTGTTATTAACCACCATTCTGGAGAATCTGACAGCCACTTTCTGAGGATCGGAGGCATCTTTCTCCGTTGCCTGTTGCCGGACATAAGTCATGGTGATATTTACCTTATCTGGATAGCCGGACTGAGCGTCAATAGCCCTCACCTGCTCTACGGTAGTGGCTAAGCTTACTTCCCTCTGTTTGGCTCCTAACGCCGACATCAGATCATTATCATACTTATCCATCATCCCGATCAAGATCTTGCCTTCCGTCATATCAAACTTCAGACCCATGATCGTTATCTTACCAGCTATAGCCCCATCAGCCAAAGCGTTACGCCTATCATATTCAGGGATATAGATATTTTGGTCATCCAAGAAAAACTCATGAAGATTATTATTCTCATAAGTCCTGATCTCCTCATACTTAGCCGATTTCTCCTCATTAAGAAGCCTTGAGTCCTCCAATTTAGCCTCGATAATCTCCTTAACCGTAGCTTTAGGATTAGCCTCCTTGAACGCCAGTTGTTCCTCTCCAAGTTCTATCCATGGGGCGGGATTCCCGTTAATGTAATCATCATAACCATAGCCCTTGGCGTAATTATCATCAAGCGGATCGTCCTGAACTAATTGATTGGGATATATTTCCCTGTTTATATATACGTAGCTCATGTCTTATATCATTAATCTTGTTCTTTAACGGCGATGCTATACTTACCTGAAGCGTAACACCAGATATTTATCTCGAAAGGCTTGTTAGCCGTAGTGGTTATAGAAGTACCACTCATGCTTACATAAGCCCCGGAGTTGGGTATAGCCTGCGTGAAGGCCGCCGACGGGACGCACCTGATCATCAGCTCCTCCCCTATCTGCATCCCTGACTGCACGGATAGGGTGGTAGCGGCTGATAACGTAGCCGTGATACTTCTCTTGCTAATAGGCAGGTTAGCTAATGTCGTGACCGTATTAACCCCTATAAGCCTGTTCATGGTCTTCTTGTCGGCGGCCGCCATCAAACCGTTAGTAGACTCATTGGCCACGGCATATGTCGTGTTAGGAGGTGTAGCCCAAGTGCCATCTCCACGCATGAAACTGGATGTACTACCATTAAGCTGTCTCAACAAGCCGTTAGCTGTAGTAGAGGCCAATCCGTATGTGGTATTGGTAGGTACGACCCATGTACCATCGCCACGAAGGAAGGATGTCTGTTTGCCCGCAGCGGGAGCCGGAACCAATCCCGCAGCACCGGCGGCGGAAGCCGTAGCTGCCTTCATATCGGCGTAAGTGGTATTAGTGTCTTTATAATAAGGGACACCACTGACAATAGGACAGGCGGTATAGCCAGAAGCATTTGTCACGGTACTTCCGTTCTTTACAAGACCTGTTGATCCATTAGCTCCCACAACACCATACGTCGTATTAGTGTCTGTCCAAGGCACGTTGACGAACATCTTCCCACTACCATCCAGCTCCACCGGATAATTCTTGCCATTCTCCGCATATCCGATCATTACCAACCCAAGGGTCGATGTATTGGCCTTGGCGTATGTGGTGTTTGGAGGTGTCTGCCACGTTCCATCACCACGAAGATACTTACCTTGCGCTCCGGCGGCAGGGGCGGGGACCAAGCCGGCCTTTCCCGCCGCTGAGGCAGAAGCGGCTCCCATATCGGTATATGTCGTGTTGGTGTCCGTCCACGGAACATTCACATACATCTTACCATTTCCGTCAAGAGCTACCGGGTAATTCTTTCCGTTAGCTGAATACCCGATCTTAACAAGACCCAGATTATCGCTTGTAGCTTGGGTATAAGTCGTGTTACTGTCAGTCCAAGGGACATTGACGTACATCTTGCCATTAGCCAATAGCACAGCGTAGTTCTTTCCATTAGAAGCATAGCCGATCTTAACCAATCCTAAAGTATCAGCCGTGGCTTGATCGTACGTGGTATTATTATCTGTCCATGGGACATTGACGTAAGCGTTGCCGGACGAATCCAGTTGCACCTTATAGTTCTTCCCGGAAGTCGTATATCCTACCTTAATACCGCCAAGAACGGTAGCGGAGGACGTGGGAGGGGTGAAGGTACTTGGTTTGCCCGTAACCCCGGACCAAGGCACGGAGGAAGCCTGACTGGCCGTGTAAGGCTCATATCCATCCTCACTGCTTAATTTAGACTCGTCTTTTATCAGATACATCTTACCTGTAGACGTTACCTTTACCGTATCACCACTTTGAGCCGTAGCGGTGGTAAGGGCAAATCTGGCCGTATCGTCAGCTACCACGATCAATCTCTCCAAAGCCGCCTTAGGCAACCTATCTATACTGATGGTTCCGGACGCGATCTTAGAGGCATCAAAATTAGCCAATGTCGTGGAGATAGTTACGTTGCTTCCGAAGTCCGATGAAACACTACCGGTAACAGCCCCGGATAGCGCTATGGTCCTAGCCGCCCGTAATTTAGTGGCGGTAGGGGCATTATCCGTCTTAAGAGCATATTTGGTAAGATCAATATCATTAGCCTTATCCAAAAGCTGCTCTATCTGCTTGCCATTGTATTTACCTTGAAAATCTTCCATATCAAACTTATTTTTTGCTCAAATATAACTATATACATAAACACCAAGAAATCGAGGGGGGGGTAGATACGGGCAGGTGTTAGAAGCTGCCGTTCCCATGCAGGAACCCGGCACGGAATATAATAGCCTTGTCTTTAAGTTTCTGAACAGACTCCCATTCCCATTCACCCTCACAAGGTCTTATGACATATTTATTGCCCCAGATTTTGAATTTCCGTTCAATAACAAACATCTCCTTATCATTAAGGACATGAAAGATACTCCCAACAGGGAAATACTTATCAGTCCTCAATATAACTCGATGATGTTTCTCGTCATATTCAGGATCGCCTACGATACGGGCCTTATAAAACTGAAAATCGTTTAACGTCTGATCCACAGGCTCTATCCAATAATGTCCTTTAGCCATTGCTATTTATGTTTATTTATCTATATTTGCAGTGTAGTAACTCATAATGTTTTAAGTGATTTTCAACCAAAGGGGAAGGGTGTCCGTGAGGATGCCTTTTTTCATTCCCGCCCACCCTTCCTATGAACAAAAGATCTACCTCGAACAAATGTAATCATAATAAGGCTACGATCAAAAAGAAACCCTATCGGTATTCTATTGCCGACAGGGTCCTTCCAACGTTGTATCAAACTAAATCATATCACTCCATTTGATTGTGTCACCGACGAAGCACCGCACCGCCAGATACCTTACGAACGCCGTCCCTTCCGGGGCGTCAGGGTCTTCCAGATAAGCCAAGACAGCCTTGACTATTTTCTGGTCGCAATCCAATACCTTAGGAAAGTAGTCGCTATAGAACATAGCGAACAGGTATTGGATATCTCCCCAAGTGGCGTTATCAGGTTTCTTGGCCCCGCATTTATCGAACATCTGCTTAGCGTCCTCCATCGTCCATCTTCTCTTGGACCCGTCGGCGTTAAGCATCTTGTCAGCGGCTTCCCTAGCCAGCTCCTTGGAAAAGTGATATCCATGGGTGTCTATATACCGCTTATAATCCGGGTCATCGGCGTCTGCTCCTCAGTAGTAACGACTCCTGCGTCTCCTGCGCATATACGGCTCGGTACCATCGAACTCGTCACGGATGCCACGCTCACCGAACCATCCCCTGCGATACATCTCGTCCTCACGTTCATGGAGTCTCTCGCGTTTCTCAAGCTCACGCTCGTCACGTTCCAGCTCCCTCTCACGTCTTTCGAGATCACGCTCACGGCGTTCTAGCTCATCCATCCTACCGTCATGCTCCTTGCCATAATGGTCATATATTCCACCACCATAACCCATGTAAGTCCCATCCGAACGTCTGCTACGTCCACGGCCGCCTCTACGATCGTAGATCTCATCATCGTAGTCCTCATCGTGACCGCCGCCTAAATCTATAACTCTCATTTTAACCTAATTTTTTAATTAACAACTCTTTTAGCTCATCGAAAGAGGATCCCATTCTATCGACTTTCTCCTCAAGATTCTTGATCTTCCGGTCTTGATCCTTAGTCTGCTTAAAAGCCGGATTGATTTCCTCAAGGATCGAATCACAAGCCTCTAGCGTCCTCCTATGCTTATCGATACTATCGAGAATATCGGAGCTGGTCCTCTTAGCGGCGTTAAGCTGGTTCATGATCGGATCGACCGAGCAGGCCAAAGTTATGTTATTGGACATAGCGACATCCCTGCTCTCCGGTACGACATAGGTCATGGAAGACCCGTTTATCTCCACGGTAAGGTCTATCACCCTATCCTGTAGTTGCTGATATTGCCCCATCTGACCCATCTGGGGTTGCTGGAACCTAGGCTCGGACACGTTGACCACATTCCCCATCCTGAATACCGGAACATCGGACGTATCCAGCGTATATACTTGAAATCCTTTCTTTAAGTCTCTAAACATATCTCGATTTTTAAGCGGGAGGGAATACCCTCCCATTAGACATCCAATCTAACCTATTCCTCATCAACATCCGTTTCCGACGCTGATGCGGCGGTTGTAGGCACACAGCAATCCATGAGCCTCAATACACCCCTTACCTTGTTGAAATAAACAAGGCATTCGGTGTTGTTAACCATAGCCGCTCCGGTCACAGCCACGTTGATCGGATTCACCACAGCCACGCCGGTTACCGGGCAGCATGTGTCATCACCTACCGTGGATACGGTGCTGTTCGCTGGAATAGCTATCTGTACTGGCAATGTCTCGCCTGTTGTCGGAACCACCTGCCGGATTTTCAACAGCAGAAGGCCCTCGCATGGCAAGGACAGCCATATCCTTGGGTTGATACCGAAGATGGTGTTGGTAGTAGTCACTACCACGTTCTTCGTGACCAACTCATAAAGAGACCCTATTTTAGAAACACAAGCCATAATAGCCTCCTTCCTTTATAGAGTTAAATAGCGGCGTTTCCGTTGTTGCAGCATCCATTGTTGCACCCACATCCGTAATTACCTCCATAAAATGCTTGACCCCATCCATAAGTCTGGTAAGGAGAGCATGAAGGATAAGCCGGCACAGGGGTAGGTCTCAACTGGTTGATCAAATTCTGAGTCTGTTGCTGAGTCAACGCGGAGGCTTGGTAAGCCGACCTTTCATCACGCAACTGATTGATCGTATTCTGCATCTCACGCATTTCCAATTGACAGAATTTATCATTAATCAAGGTTGTTTGAGCATCAATCTTAGCGCTCAAGATATTGAACCGACTCGTGGCTTGCTCACGATTGTTCGTCAATCCTTGATTAATAGTGTTTTGTAACGTGTTAGTCTGATTCAATGTCTCAAGACGATTCTCATAACCTTGATTGTTGATCATCTGCTGAGTCTGGCAAGTGCTTTGGTTGATCAAAGAACTCAAATTGCAGCAGCAAGAGCTAATTTGATTACCGATCTCACAACCTTGTTGCTGTACGGCGTTAATAACAGCCTGAGAGGTCATACCTACCTGACCAGCTACCTTATCGATAGCGCCTTGTACGTTACAGATAGCGCTTTGCAATTGAGTGGTAGTACAGTTCAAGGCGTTAGCGATCTGATCGATAGCGCTTCTATTACCTTGGATGGCCTGCATCAGTAACTCACGACCATAGTCGTTATTCAATTGAGCGGGAAGACCATTAGCGCAACACTCATTACCATTACCAAAACCATTGCCAAAGCCACGGCCGCCCCATAACCAGAACAGGACGATGATCCACAACCACCAACCGTTAGCCCCGCCGAAACCGTCTTGGTTGTTACGACCGTTCATCAAGGCCGCCACCAAGTTCGGATCCATCTTATTTCCGCCTATTAAATTGGCGAACATCCCCGGAATCATAGATAATAAACCGTTAGTGGCGCTTCCACTACCGGAACCCATACCGTCTAACAAAACGATTTTGTCTCCACTTGTACCCATGTCTATTTATTTTTGAATTAATAATAACCCCACCTGATGGCGGGCGTTACAAAGTTCAAAAATTAACAGTCCTAAAATCGTGATATGTGTCATCATCAAAGTACGTCATGTCTTGTAAATGGTATTAATAACGACTGACGAGAGACAAAAAATCCGGAGCATATCACTACGACCCGGATTCATCGCAAATCTATAAAATCCAATGTTTCAATGCTCGAAAGAAAACGTCTCACGACGTCAAAGAGAAATTAACTACACGAAAAATCTCGCATCAACTTATTTGTATTAGCAGTGTATTCATTAACTATCTTACTGGATGAGGGATCATCCTCTATCCTTGACAGGCGGTTATCGTCACTCCTTACCGTAACGTCACCCATCCTTCGTACCACGTTTTCTTGATATGATGATGGATCGGAGTATATAAGATCATCAACGAACCTGTATATCGCACCATCAACCGTCTCACCTACCTTCTCATATAAACCGGATTGGAATGACACGAAATCATCATACCTCCCACGAGCCAAGAACGAACCGTCCGATCTCGCCTCGACGCCGCCGTTGACCTCCCGGAGCAGGCCCGGATTCCTTTGGTACAGATACCTGTAAAACCCGACATCCATCATCCTATCCTGACCATCCAGATAGAAAAGGTTTCTCATGCTACTGTCACCGGACTCGATAGCCACGTCAAACAGAAGATCCCTTACCTGACCTTCCGGCAACGACATCTCCATGCTTTTTAACGTACCTCTGTCATGGTGGTTCAAAGATACATTATAAAATCTATTAAAATCAAGGAAACGTAAGACATTATTATATAAATCCGATTTTTTTAACCTTTCCTTGATCTGGATCTTCCTCAACGAGGTACAGGATTTGATAAAATCCCGATCCTTTCCCTGCCTAGCCTCGTATCTCCTGAACTCCCGATCAATATCAACATCATCCATCTCAGGAGTCACGGGATGTTGGTATATTAATCTGGTAAGGATCATGTTCTCGGTATTCGAGGATGAGATGTTGGACATAACTAGCTTCTTTATGTTATCCTTGACCACGCCAATATCGGAACGGGAAGCCCCGGCGGGGACCACGCCAGCCGGCAAGTACGAGGGCCGCTCTATCCCGATATCGGCCAACATCTCATAGGCCTGATCGGTGTCGGTTATCGGGGCCGTGTTATGGTACGTATTCCTACTAATATACAACATGCTCCTATCATACATATCGGAAGGGGATGTATTCCCGGACCTTACATACACCATTCTATCACCGGTAGAGTAAGTATCCTGAACCTCGTATATCGGATTCCCTTTTCCTGTTATCCTATCAAGATCGGAGATAAAGCTATCGTATACCGAATTGCCGGCCTGTATGGAAGACAACATGACGTCCAGCGACGCCATAAGATCACGGATATCCTCAGGTCTGGATATAACCATCTCATCGCTGATCGCCTCGCTTATATCCACGCCCATGTCGGCAAGATCCATGGCTATGTCATGCAGACGTCCGGCAACGTCCCTGATGTCCTTAAAATCATCCATATCGATTATCTCCCCAACCTTATCCCTTAGACCCTTCATATCCTTAGGCATACTGATATACGGTGTGGTACTATTGAAGTACGAGTCGGTAATCGTATTTCCGTCCTGACTCCGAACCTCCATACGGGTCATATTACGATACGTATCATACATCCGATCTGCGTAATCCTGATCCTCCTGATACCGGAGTGCCAAGGAAGGGTATGGGATGGAGGCGAAAGCCTGATCGAACTCCCGGCGGTTACTGATACCGCCTACCGCCTTCATGATCGTATCCCTTACCTCTATTGGATTCAAGCCCCTTCTCTTCCCTAACGAGTCATATGTATCCTCATATATCATATAATCATCACCAAGGCCTGACTCGGAGGACAGGAAATACATATCCTTCTCATTAAGATTCCCCTCAGACATAAAATCGACAATCCTCCTCATCATATCCCTTACCCGCTCATACTCCGATCGGTTAGTCATGATATTATCAATCTCATCAGCGTCATACATCCCGGATCGTTCAAGATTATATCTGTTGATGAATATATCACCGCCTGAGAGGAAATTAGATACAATCATATCATTAAGATCATTGATATTATCAACCCCCAAGGAAGTAAGGGTGTTATTGATATCCTTAACCTCATCGGCCATGAAATTGCCGGCGAAATAGTTCTTTCGCTTGATAAATGACATAACATCATCATACCTAGGTTCCCCATTACTATCCAGATCATATTCTGATGGCATGGACATCCAGTCGCCAAAGAAGGACACGAAGTCGGGGGAGTAGGCCGTACCCCAGACCGATAAGGCCTGCTTCTGGTCGCCCAGCACCTCCATCGCCCTTTGGTATAATCCGGATGGTTGGTCGTTCGGGGCAAGGACATTATCTATCCCACCCTCCTTATTTTTTATAACATAACAAGATCGTCCCATTACTAAATCGTTTTGACACAAAGATAGAAAATCCCGCCTACTCTCACGAGCGGACGGGACACCAAAATAACAACATAATAACGAACCTTATGTTTCTCCGAAAAGTGCAAATCTTTTTGCCGATCCTCACGAACAGGCAAAAGCTCAATCCTAAATAACAAAAAAATGAAATTTATTATTCATCAAATATCATATATATTGTCAATATATTTAACATTTGATTCTATAATTCTAAAATTATATTTGCTTATAATTTCCTTAACCTGCTTTTTATTCAAATGAAACCACTCTCTATCAACATTATATACACTATATTTAATATGCAGCTCACGCTCTATATCCATATCTACATATGCAATCATATAAAAATAGATATTACTCACCCTTAAACAACTCTCCCTAGTGTATAAATCCTTAGACTTACCAATTTTTACAAGACCATTACTAATATCTACTCCTATATAGGTACGCAACAGTCCACTATTTCTTAATCCATAGTTCTTTTTTATTTTTTAGAAAATAAGTATATCCTATTATAGAATCATACAAACCATAAAAATCATATTCTGTCGAATATGGTCTTATCTTGGACATCAACATAGGTATAGCGTTATTTACTTTCAGATCATTAGATATAGTCAAATGAATATCATCAACATCCTTATTTGTATTTGATATAATGATATTATATACAACACCATTAAAAACATGATCTAAACACATTCTATCAATTATATACTCATCATAACCCGCATCATATAGTTCATCTTGTCGTTCTATGGCTGCAAGTATAAAATAATTATATAACTTCAAGGCATAATCAAGATCAAAATCACTTCTACCGAATAACGTTATTAGCGCCATATAAAGGAAATTGCTGTAATCGCTATCATTCAAAGTTATTCTGCAATCCTTAACAATAAACACATTGTCGTTTTTTGAACGATCACAATCGCTCGAAAAATTTTTAACAATAATCTCTAACTCTCTAGAATAACCTGAATAATCAGCTTGTTTCAATTTCCCTGTTTGGCAAAAATGACTTAAATCATTATACAACCCCAAAATATGATCTTTGTTCATAATATAAAACAACGAGAGCCACCAGCGTCCGTTACTCCACTGATAGCTCTCATTTATCGCCTACGCCTAAGCGATATTAATATCTTCTTCTGGTCTAGCAACGGATAGACACCGCAAATATAAGACCTTATTTTGAAACTACAAACAAACAGGAGATATTTTTACAAAAAATGTAATCAGCCATATTCCTCTGTCATATATAAAGCGTAGCTATACCTATCCTCTATCATCTCCACCACCTTCTTGATATCAGATAAAGTTAGTTTCTTTATCTCCATATTCCTACTATCCATCCTGACAAAAGAGTTCTTGAACTCCTGCTCGGTTATAGCATCCAACCTAAATAGATTGTATTTTATAAGTAACTGGGTTACGTCAAATATCAAGATATTAAGATCAATATCATCTTTCAACTCATTAAGAAGATCGCGCATCATATCCTTGATAGCGTCAGTGTCAAGTTCCAGCTTCTCGGCTTCCTTCATCAACTTCTTGATAATACCATTGTGCTCGATTATGATGTTAGCATTATCATCATCGGTAGGTAAAAGGATATCCATCGTACATTTTATACCAACCTTATCACTAAGCCTTTTGTTGAACTCAGTCATATAATCAAAAGCCTGATCCCTGCTTAATGAGTATGTATGATCAAGCAACTGCTTTTGTCTGACCTTGACAAAATAATGACTGGTATATAACATCATCAAGACCTTCACTCGCTGGATACGTAAGTCTTGCATGATCTTCCGGTGTAAAAAAGAATCTAATTGCATGGTATAAAGAGTCCCCACCGGGGCCATCACACACCCGACAGGGACCAACTTTTAAATATCTTACTCGTCAGGTGATAGACTGACACCGCAAAGATAAGACGAATAAATTTACCTAGCAAGGATTTTCCGCCTCATTTTCTCCGGATACTACGTTGCCATCGGAAACCAAAGACTTGTCCTCGGCAGCCTTCGTAGGCGAAGCGGAACCCGATTGGGAGCCGGACGGGTTGACGAACGGGGTCTCCGTATCCTCGAAGAACGTCTCATCCCTCCTAATACTCATTCTGAACTTAGGTGCTATGAAAGGATCGTTGTTAAGATCAATATTAATCGTAACGTCATTCATCAAAATATCCTCCTTAGTCCTAGAATCGCCTATCCATCCTCTTACGTCAGCGGTCATAGGCATCCTGCTAGCCGCCTCCTTAACAGCTTTAAGCCGGTTCTTGATAACACCCACGTCCCCAGCCAGCGGGATCATATACGTCTTATTATCCAACCCGGATCTGGCTATAGCGTTATTAAGATCCATTATATCATCAATACTTACGCCTCCGCCTAGACCCTCCGTAATCCTATCAGCCATCGATTCGATCATGGATGAAAATGACGATATATCCTGATTTTTCAATCTTACGGGGTACAGGTAATTTCTTCCATTTCCTGTCTTTATAGCTACGACCGGGATACGTGAATTTTTATAATCACCATACTTGTCCCTGACGATAGCCGTACAGAACGGGAATATATTATACTTAATATTATCCCTCATCGTAACCTCCCCATTCTCTATATATCCTACGCTCTCAACCTTACCAACCGTCTCGTTGGTAAAGTCATTCTCGGATACCATCAACGTACCATTATCATCACTTACGCTAAAATTAGGTCTTCCCGGCAAAACACTGGTAACTGTACCTACAAACGGTATATCAATCTCGCCAGCGACAGATCCCACATTATCCCTATACAACTCAAAGGCCATACTCCTTAAATCAGCGTTACTCCCTTTTGAGTCTGGATCATTGGCTTTTAGCACCGAGACGAAATTTCCGTCGCTATCCACGATCTTAATAACCATATTATCAACCAGCTCTCGGTAAGCCGACTTAGTCTCATCAGAATTAGGGTCAACGGCGTTAAGACTATTGTATTTATCATACAATTCCTTGGTATATGGATCTGACATATCCATCTTAAACCTTACCATATCACCCTTGCGAAGGCTAGCCGTTGCTTCCTGATTCACCGACTCGTTGTTAGACCCAAACGTATCACCCGTGTAATAAGGAACAATAGACCCATCCTGCCCCTTGCGATACACCATGAACCAGTTGGAGGTCGATAAGGCGGTCTGCCGCCCCAATATGACACCGGTAGCGTTCTCGAAAGCCTGAGCGTCATCCTCGCTAATCATCCATCTTGAGTGGTTATTCGACTCTATAACAGTAAATATGTCGGTTCCGTTGGTGAAATCCATCACCCTTCCATTATCAGTATCAGTGGCATCAGATCTTTTAAGCCCAAGACTGTCCATAAACCTGTCAAGTCTCATTCCGCCAACTTCATAATACATAACCCCACCGATCTCTCTCTTCTGAGCCATCAACACCACCGGATTCTGGGCGGCGTTAACTTCCGTCCTGCCGGTGGATGTCCCGGGTTCGCTCTCTGTGAGGACATCACCCATAGGTATGGATTTATCGTAATCCTTGACAGCTATACTTCCGTTATCATACAACCTCATCCATTCCACGAATTGAAGAAGAGGCCCATCGGAATAATTATTGATAATATCAATAGCCTCATTAAGCTTATCCTGGTCAACCTCATTGCCATTGTCAGCCTCATTCATAAGATCGTTATAGGTCTTTATAGCCTCCTTAACCCGATCCTGATCAAGACCATTAATATTCACATTTATGATATCATCAATATTATCCTTAATATTATCTGATACATTATCATTGATCTTTAATCTATCTATCATTGACTTAGCCCTATTTATCCTAGCTATAGGATTATCGCCAAATCCTTTTACAAGATTATTAATACGATCCTTATTGTTATCATATATCTGCTTTTCCCTAGGAGATAAAATATCCTCATTACCGTTCCAGATCTTTATGGCTATATCATTGGCTCTATCATCTGAAGGATTTATAATATCCTCATCATCAGGAACCCTCTCAACTATATTACTTTCATCAGCCTTAATCTCATTCTCCATAGATCTGGCTATCATATGATTATATGTCTTGAACATAAATGCCTCATCCTCTCCTATAAGACCATCTTGGTAAGCCTTGTCTATGGCTTGATCATTAGCGTAAAGGGCGTTTGCTTCAGGATTATCAGTATTCCTGAAATCATACTTGCTATCATCCTCCTCATAAGTCTTACCCCATGCGTTCGACAATATCTTCATGAACCCGCGCTCCTGCGCCCGGATGAATCTTCTGTCACGCATACGACGAAGAGACTCGTTTATATTCTTATAAGCCACAAGATTATGACGATACTCGCTAAGCAACGCCATGGCCTCTTTATGATTATCGACCCCACGGGTAGACACGGCATTCTCAAAATCAACTATAGTCTCATAAGCCGCCATAAGATCTGAGACGCTAATCTTAGAATCATTATCATTTAAAGATAACTTAGATATATCCACATCTGAATTAATCAACGTGCTTAACTTTCTCTCCAAGGCAATTCTTTCTTCCGTCAATTTAAGAAGCCTATCATTCTCCTCAGCCAACTTAGTCTTATCAGACTCAATTGCTTCCTTCGATGCAACCTTTTGTTGAGTATTTAAAATATTCCTCTCCATCTTCCGTATATCATTCGTCAGCTTCCGGAGTTTTTCGAGAGCCTTGCTTGAATCAGGATTAAGATGAGAGTATATATCAAGGGCATCACCTATACCCGTCTTATATATCCTGTTTAACTGATTGGTGATATCATTCAAATTATCCTTAGCCTCAATACCGTTATATACCATATTGGAGATATAGGCGTTAAAAGACCTGTTCGGGATACCCTCAGTAAGTGAGTCGGCGAATCTGTTGGCCATGGTGAAATTATCCACCTTCTTATTAAACTCATTGACAAGATCGGCTTTATACTCATTGACCTGCTCATCCGTCATATTCATATCGGAGGCTATATCGCTATTAGGTATAGACTCAATGACTGTCTTGAAATTCTCCTTGGTATCATCTAACATCCCCATTTCCTGATCATAACGAAGACGATTGAACACGGCATCACTAAAAGTCTTATCTATGATTCTAGAATTAGGTATATCGTCAGCGTTATTATCCGTTTTCAAGCCTGATAATTGAGCGTTCAGAGCCATACTGCCACGAATAGCACGGACAGCGGCGGTGGTCAAGGCGCCGGCATTGGCGTTGTAGGCCTCCACCATCCCCTTGTTCCGGGATATGTCTTGGCTCCATTCCTTTATACCCCCAATAGTCTTTCCACCCATAATCGATCCGATAATCATACCGATACCGATCTCCTTCCATCCTTGGCTAGACCCGTACGTCTCCTTGAACCCATTCTTTATAGCCTCCATATAGCCTATATTCTGCCGGATAGCCATAGGATTGTATCTTGATTCTACCCAATCCTTGGCGGACTTACTAGCCACTCCCTGAAGACCTTCCTCATACAGACCCTCTGACACTGGGCGCTTGATGATATTGAACGTATTTCCGGCTACCTTCTGCCATTTCTTTGGTGTTATGGCTCTTAACGTACCATTATCCATCCTCTCGGCACCTACGCCAAATATATTGCGTTTTATGAACTTATCCACACCAAGATCCATGCCGAACATATCGCCGAACATAGCTATATTGGATAATGACAATATGCCGACGTTGGCGGCAAATACGGCATTAGCGGCATTGGCATTGTCAGCTCTGAACTTCATAAGCTCCTCATATGGGACTTCCCTTCCATAAGCGTTACGGTAAGACTGCCTGAAATTCTCCTCAGCCTCCATCAGCATGCTTCTGGCCTCGACAGACGCCTCCCACGAGGTAGATGTGCCAAGGAAAGCGAGGGTGTCCAGTCCCTTGCCTATCCTCCGTCCCGTACGGGCGGCCCTAAGGTAGACGCCGAACGCTTTCTTGGTATCCGAAGCCGCTTTGCCTATCCTAGCCAAAGCCACGCCCGCCCTAGCTCCCGTACGAGCTAAGTTCATCAATCCAGCGCCGGAATATACGGCTGACGATAACATGGCTCCAGCGGTAAAAGCAAGACCGGATAAAAAATCGTTAGACCAGAAATTAGCCGTGGTCATGCTTTGAAGGAAATTCATATCCCGCTCCTCACGATTGTAATAATGAGCAAGACCGTAATCCATCTTCTTGTCCTGATCATCCAACCATCTCGTGAAATCGTTATCAAAAACAGCGTTAAAATTACCTCTGGATACACCGGCGTAAATACCATAAAAAGGCTGAATAACACCACCTAATCCATACAAAGCGGCCTTACCTACAAATTTCCCCAAACCTCTCATCCATTTCTCAGTCCTACCTTGACTCCTAGATAAACGTGTGTCGTTATCTACACCGGGGATATAAGACTCGTATTTAGGTATCCAAGTACCGCTACTAAGTCGATACCTCGAATCCTCCAACGATATCTCCGGACCAGTAAGATTAAACCTGCCCTTATAGCTTTGATCAGAAGCCATATATCCTAATGGGGACATATGTTTCATATCATCATAATAATTTGTCTTAACAGTATTCTTGATCCTCTCCGACAATGACGGTATCTGGGACTTTGATCTCTCGGAAGCGGAATACGGATCCAATACCGGAGGCAGGTCACGATCCGGTATATCATAGGGATCCGTACCAATAGCCTTTATATTATCTACGTTTATGGTAGGATATCTGTACTTCTCGGCAAGATCCTTTCCGTTAGAGGTATTATTATAGATTTCCATTGTTTCCATTATTTCCACTATTTCCGTTATTCCTGTTTCTTATCTCCTGATCAATCATATCAGCTATGGGCGAGATGAAGCTCTCGAAATCATCAGTAGTAGATCTTCCCTCGCTCCTCCAATACACCTCATTCTCCTTGCTAAGTATCTGTTGCCATGCCATGACCAAATAATACTGCGGGCAGAAGTCGATCTTCCTTGCTACCTCATCAGCATAGTTAACGCCATCCAGATCAATTGAATACAACGGGGTATTACCCTCTCTAGCCCCTCCTTTGCTATATATATCAACATTTATCCCAGAAGAACCATTATTATACTTATATCCGGAAGCCCTTAACTCGTACATAGAAGCGTTATCGAACAACACGTCAGTAGCGATCATCATCTGATTCTTCCTGATATTACCGTCATTTATATTCGTAAACATATCTATATAAGGCATTACCGTGTCCTTGGCCCCGCTAGCGTAAGCGAATGGAGCTACCAACAATGACTTAGCCATCTTCCCATAAGCGTTGTTGCTTGAGCTGGCGAAAGATATGGGTACGACACCGGAATCATAGGTCTCGGACGGGATGCTTACATCCTCTTTGTAGAAAGTAAGTCCATTCGCAGCCAGATCAGCCTCGCTTACCTCAACAACAGATCGACCATCACCTCCATTATTGCCAATGATCTGATAATTACCATCACCTATAGGGGATATGGTAAACGTTATCTTCGTATTGGCATTATCCTCATTCTTGGGGATAAAACCGCCACCACGGGTGAACAGGTCACTAATCTTTATATAATCATACTCGGCTTGGCTTTTAGACGGATAATCGCCGGAGAAGATATACTCACGCTCGGCGTACTCATGACGATATTGTCTCAAGTAATCCTCGCCGGCTCGCTTGGCGTCATCAGCCAACCTTCCCAGATCGCCACGACTCCATTTGTGCCTAAACACATCGTATTGTTCTTTCTGCATTTCGTCATACATGGCCTTAGCTACGGCCACATTCCTTTTATTGCCATCAGACAGCCCATCAGTCAGCACCTTTATCATATTACCGTCATCAGAAACATCCATAGGAATAAGAGATAATAAATTAATATCATCCAATGTCAATGACGTACCCATCAAATCATTTATCCTATTCACCAATACAGCCGCCTCTCCAGAATTGACATCCCCTAAAACAATAGGGTTATGGACACCAGGAGTGGCCGCATGAATAAGATCGGTCATTTTAACACTATTACTAAGAATAGAGCTATATGCCGATAATTTAGCCCAATCATTTAATGTTATGTCATTTATCCCATCTATATCAAAAACCTTATCACCATTGCTGTTGATATCTTCAAGATTAAATGTCCCAAATCCGTAACTAACATCTATGCCTGATCCACCAAAAGATTTAGCCTCTTTCTCGACTATAGCGTCAACGCCATCCAAAACAGCGTTCTCCGCCTTATTGAATCCATCATTGATCTTATTATACTTCCCTCTTTGAGTATTTAACCCAAGAAGCTTCAGGTAACTATCCTGACCATTGTAATCAAGCAACTCGTTCCTTGACCCTCCATTGGCCTTGAAATAAGCCATGATAACCTGATCGTTATCCATATCCTTGACCACGTTACTATTCTCAGGATCAGACGCCCATGCGTCGATCTTCCTTCTAGCGTCATCTGACAGTGACTTAACAAAATTACTCATGCCGGTAGTTACCGCCCTCTCATTGGCTATAAACCCGTTCATGAACTCATCGCTTATATTCACATTTTCAAGATTGGCGCTCTTAGTAACCACGGTAGGACCGGTCGTGTTATCACCTCCGTCACCCCCATTCTCCGACCTACCCAATTTGCTGGCTCTCATCAACGCTGCTTTCTCCATGGCTAGATTATGCCTTTTTGTCTCATTGAACTTAGCTCTCTCCATCATCTGTTGATTGGCCTTGAAATAATAATCATCAACACCCAACGTCTCGTATGAGTTATTATAAGACCATCTCAGCCCGACGCCACGAAGGAACTGCTGTCGTACCATGAACATGCCGGCTCGCTCCGGGCTGTAGTTGCTACCGATAACGCCCTCGGCCTCCTCCACGAAATCATTTCTCTGCTTGATAATATCCGCCAGCTCCGACTCCAACTTAGCCCTCTTGGCCTTGTCATTGCCAACGCCCTTTAGCTTGGCTCGTATGGATTCTTCCTTGACACTGAAATCATCAATATACCCTTTAAGGAAATCTGAGGTGCTTTGAACATTAAATAAGTCAGGATTCGTTCTAGCCATATATCTTCCCTCTAATTGCATCTGAGCCTTACCGTTCTCAGATATAGAAGCCATGGCTATATCCCTGACCTGAGCGTAACTCATCTCATCTATATACATCTCACGCATCTCGCCCGTCCTGTTGCCATTGGCATCAGTCACCGGTACATTGACTTTCTTCCCCTTGTTAAGGGAGATGAAATTCTTCATCTTCTCATCAATCTCAGCGTGGTAATCCGTATAAGGGGTATAATGTATAGGATTAAGACGTGTCCCTACCTGACCGTCATTCATCCAAGCCACGGCATCCGCAAAAGCCTCAGCCTCGTTTATAGGACTATACATCTTGGGATTGTTCAGCTTCATATCCTCCATCTTCTCGCTAAAAGCCCGGATCTCCCTAGTACCGGCAATAGCATTCAACACACGGGTATCCAGAGCTTCTCCAAGACGAGCCTGTATGCTTCTGGCTATACCGTCGGAAGCCAAATTAGATTTACGATACACGTTATTCACGTCCTGTATCAATCCATTTAACCTGTTCTGAAGATATTCCCTGTCCTGAGGTTTTATAATGTCAGAATTGATAATATAATCAGCATACTCGTTTATAGCCTGCCGATTGGTATCTATCTTCTGCTGCATGTACCCCATCCCCTTCATCATGACATCCATGTTGTAGGGTGATACATACTTGCCGTAATTCCTTAATATACTATATTGTGAAGCCATCCTTTATCCTTTCTTGCCTTTAGTTACTTCCTGAGCAGGATATAATCTCCTATAACTCAATATATCTCCTTGAGGATCAGCGATCAACTGTCCATTAGGGCCGATCTTGACATCCCCGAATATAGACCTTAATGTATTCATGGTCGTAGCCGTATTCCACTTCTGCTGGATTTCGTCATTTACGCTATCGAAATACCTAGCCCAGTTCTCGTCATTTATAGCCAATCCCTGCAATATCCGTTGCTGGTAAGCTTGACGTTGGGCTATATTCTTATCATACGTATCAGCCCAAGTACGGGCGTTTACATTATCAGCCCAAGCCCTTTGAGCCACGTTCCCTTGTTCTACCTCATTAATGTATCTACCTATATTGGAACTCATGATAGCCTGTAAGTTGGATGATAAAGCCCCTCTCTGGGAATCCGGGACATTACCCATCTGATCCAATTGTGATTGGAAAGCACGATTGGTCTCAACCATATACTGATCAGCCGATCTCAACACCGGATCCACGGTAGGAGCGTAATGCCTTTCCAGACCTTCCGTTGTCACGGCTCCAGGGGTCATCCTAAATACCTCGGGGAAGTCAAGACCGCCACCCACTATATTCCTGCCTCCATTGCCGCTGTTCGACTTACCGGCATTTGTATTGGTCTTAGGGAGTGTATTGGGATCAATCAGCTCAGGCATATCCAGTTTAACATCAGGTTCCTCCACATCACCTATATCCATAGGACCTGGAGCCACCTTATGAGGATCAAGTATAAAATCAAGACCTTCCATTCCTTTCATGGATCTCAATGCCTGCATCTTAAGCATATCCTCGCCAAGTATCTTATTAACGACATCCTTGTTCTTGTCAGAGAATAGTTGGCTAAAATGAGTGATACCAGCGTCGTTAAGAGCCTTATGCTGTTCCTCTGTAACAACATCCAGACCGATCATAGGACGAGATGAGGAATATTGACCAAACTTATTGTCTCTCATCCTATCATGATATGAGGCTTTCTTATCTTCCGGGTAATTACCTTGGCTATCCTCGCCTCCAAAGGAAACGAGTGTCGTATAATCCCGAAGCGCCTCTGCGTTGGCGATGATCGGGTTCTCCGCCGTGGCCAAGCCCATCCACCCACCAGTAGTGCTGTATATAGCATCCTGAAGAGCCTTGGCGGCAGTAGCCTTCGGAGCGCTCATATAAGCATCATAAGCCAAAGGCATGAACGTCTTATAATACTCCAGTCTCTCATCGGTATTAATACCGCCATAAGAGCCATCCTGACCCTGACGCTGATACCCAAACGTGTTATCCTTATTATTGTACTTGTTCTCTACGGGACGGAAAGTAAGTAGGTAATCGAATAAAGAACTACCACCTTTCTCCATCTTCTGACGAATACCAGCCACTTTCTTAAGCAATTCTTTCTTAGCATCGGCTATATCCTCCTCCGTAAGACCGTATTCTTTCATGGATCTGGATATGATGTTATCTATCTCACCACCCTTAGCGAAATACGTATCCTCATCCTTCTTCATCTTCCGGTCTTCCTGCTCTTTGTATATGACATTAGCGAAGTCCGTAAATCTTCCCTCTAATCCATTAACGGTATCGTTGCTATCATTTATAGCCTTAGATAATACGGAGGCGTTTAAACGCCTCGTATTCTCGTCATCTATCTTATCGTTCTTCTTCAGCTTCTCCAGCGCCTTTTTCTGATCATCGTAAGCTGATTTAAGACCGATCTCAACCTTATATCTATCCATTAACGTAGCGTACGTATCCTTTGGTGTAGCCTTAATACCATACGTATCCCTAATGTATTTAGCGAAGTCCGGCTCTATGGTGGTGTCATCGGTAATAACCTCCGTACCCTGCTCCAAAGAAACAGGCGTTCCCCCATCGGCATGCTTCTGCCCCATGGCCTCCATCGGCGCCTCTTCGGGCTGCTCCACATACTCGCCCTTCTCGACCTCTACGTTGGCTTGATCTTCCATCGACTTAGGTAACGGATACAGGTACTCACCGGTAAGGCTTCCGCTATCGAACCTATTATTAGGCCCTAGATAAACACCCCCACCATCCTTGTACTGCATCTGGGATTGCCTTCTTTGCCTAGCCTCACGTTCCTGAGCCAACCTGATATTAGTACGAGTACCTTTCTCTGACGCTATCCCAGAAACCACGTTACGAGCCAACCCCATGATACCACTAATTCCTGAGGCTATGGTGGTTATCGTATTAGCTGTTTTAGCCCCAGTGGATAAATCACCATATCCCTCGCTTCTCATACGCCCTATACCACGACCCATCTGAGTGAATCTAGACCCTATATCATCGGCGCCATAGTAGGGGATGGTGGTAAAATCAAAAACATCCGTCTCGCCTGAACCGGTCTTAGACTTATCAACATCGTTAACAGTTATGTTATTAAGCGTAATACCATTGTCCTGATAATTCTCAGCTATACGTTGCAAACTACCCTTGAAGCTAGCCGGAAACACATTATCCTGATCAAAAGCATTAGCATATTTAGTCCTCAACTGATCTGGAGTATCCAAAGAATATATCCCTAGCGGATTGACCGGCGCGGGTAATCCTTGGTTGGTATTCACCAAAGGTTCTATACCTAACCCTTGTATACCGTCCATATTACCAAGCATATACGACCCGACTTCCCCGGCCTCTTGATATTTAGGTATCTTCCTCTTGATTACGTATTTGCTCATGTCTAATTAATTTCGTTCTGACACAAAGATAATTTAAAAAAACAGAGACTCATCATTTCACAACGATGAGTCTCTCAGCAAATGCTATTATTATGTACAGAATTAAATTCTTTTTATGAATAATGATCCTATAGCCTTAACCAAATCATAGAAACCGGCAGAACTGAGACCTACAGCCACTCCATATAATAAAGCCTCCCACCATTCACTCCCTATAAGCAATGAAGACACCTTTAGTAGCCACGCTAATATACAAACCAGCATACCTATGACTACGGCGGATAGGACTTTAGCCCACTTATGGGTGTCAATATACGGCACCACCTTAGCTAGCTGGGTAGCTGACATCGTGACAAAAGCCATGATACCGGTAAAGGTAGTCAGATCAATAGTAATAGCCCCTTCTGATGGGATTACCTCTTGCGCCATCAAAGCGAACGGCGTCAATAACATAGCAAATAAAAATAACAATCTTTTCATATCTAAAACGTTTAATTACTTCGCAAATATAACACTAAACTGATTAGATATATAAATATTTATTGGAATATAGATATACGACAATATCCAGAACCTATATGTCCCTTTCCTAAATCATATAATCCACCCAAAGGATTAGGCATTTTTTCTAATTCCCCTTTCACATCTGTCCATACGAACCCGTTCCCATCTATCATTTTAGTGTTAGTAAATACATATTTATCATATTTCACGCATCCCGGATGACCGGATATATACGAGGATCCTCCACCACCAGCTTGAATAGCGTTCGACGATATCCCGCCGCTTGGTCCTCCATAAAAGCCTCCTCCTCCACCAGAGGAATACGAACTGCCATCAAAACCACATCCTCCTCCCACTCCTAATAGACCTCCATTTCCGTTAGTTAAATTATTGCCGGAGTTAGATCCTCCCGCTACTTGGGATGCAGGAGTTCCCTTGGCATAGCCCCCCAGATACGCCTTCAACCCTCCCGCTGATCCTCCGTGCCCAATAAAATAATACTCACATCCTCCACCACCTCCCCCGGCTACCATAATACGGGTCTTTAAAGAATCTACGTTTAGAGGATCGCTATTGTTGGACAACCTCAAATCTGTAGCTCCGCCCCCGGCTCCCTCATAGATATACCTTCCAGTGCTCTCATTAGTCATTGAATGCCCTGAACCTCCTCCATTATAATTATATTTTACAACATTACTCGTCTGCTTAAGTCCACCATTTCCACAATACACATAAATGATATCACCACCAACTAACTTGATAAATCCAGCCACATATCCACCATACCCAGGGTCATTAGATCTGGTAAACCTATCTTCGCTATCATTGTAACCATAATTACCTTGACCACCCCAGCACTCAACATAATAATACGCCGACTTTGGAGCTACAAATGTATGGTAATTATTACTATTATAAGTGTATGTATACAATACATCCAAGCCTTTGGGGCCTGTCATTACACGTCTTCTCATAACATACCTCCCCTTAGATATTTTACTAACAATGCTATAACCATCCTCCTATCATCAGCCATAGCATCTACCCATCTATTCTCCCATCCTAAACTACTAGGGGGGGGGGTAAAACAAGCCCCCTTAAATAACACATCAAATAAAAACAATAACTTATTCATAACAAATTATTTATCATTAAAATACTAACTATTATTTCTACTCATACCTTTTATGTTAAGGCTTAACCCCGGTATCATGTTAAGCACCAACTGCCTTTTCGCCTGTTCCTTACGCATGCGCTCGACCTCCGCTATCTGCGCCTCTGATTGGGGATCGTTCTTGATATTATTAGCGATGTCCTCTATAGCTTTCTTATTGGCTCCGGATTGAGCTAGCATCTTATATAACAGGTCTTGGCCTTCCTTCTCCCACCAAATATCCATAGATGGGCGAAAAGCCAAAGAAGGATCGGCAGGGGCTACCGTCTCAGGTACGGGCTGATGACCTCCGTCCCCCGTGCCCGAATCCCGCTGTCCGAACTCGTATCTCATTGGCTCGTTCTCCGGAACACCATACCTATTAGCGAACATATCAGCGAACTCAAATCTCTTCTCATTTCTCAAGGTCGATCCAAGAGGCCTACCGTATCCTTGATTCCATGCCACGGTAGCGTCCTTGTAGTTGACGGCGTTATCGAAATCGGATTTAGAATACATATAGTAATTATATACATTACCTTGATCGTCCTTGTCAAAAAACTTTCCTTGATTGATGTAATTCCAACCTAACCCCGGGACCTTGCCTTGATACTCATCCACGAGATAATCCAACTGCTGTGTCAATGTCGGTTTCTTCCCATACCTGCGCTGTAGCTCCTTCTTCCTCGGTCCAAGCCATTGTTGGATGCCAAAATCACCGGCGGCTCCTAGGGCTTCGGTGTCCCCTCCGGACTCGGCGGCGATGTTCGACAGGATACCGATAGCTTGCGTTTGTGGTATTCCCTTCTTGTCGGTCAGATAATCCCATATCTCGTCATATACAGCCATCTTACTATCCTCTGATCTACGAGGATCAATTACATACTTACCAGAACCATAAGCCCTCCCTGTATTTACCGAACCTCCTCTATCCTTTTTATCAATACTACCATCTATCTTAAATACATCCCCATTCAAAAGAAACTGGACAGCGGGATTGAAATCATATACATCCCTATATCTGTATCCGCCCATATCCTTGTCACGATATATCGTATAATCACCAAGTACACTATGAGGACCCGTCTCGTTCTTATCAAGTCTACGATCCCTATAATTATACTCATTCACGACACCATACCCCTTATCATAAAGAGACCTCAACCCTTTTATATTCATCTCGTCCGCTGATATGGCACCCTCTCTTACCCTTTTCAGATCCTTATATTCCCTCTGAATCCTCTCATACTCCTCTGGATCGGCATCACTTAAAGCTTTTATAAGTCCTTCATTGTATTCCTTAGTTTCCTTATCAAACAGACTCCTATTCACATCAATCCTATTCCTTACGATAGACGAATCAGGTATCATCCTATTAGATAATTCCTTTCGTATACTATACGTACCATCACCATTATCTATCAATACAGACTCATCGTAAGGGAGTTTATTATATTTAGCCCAAGCCTCATCACTAGTTCTTGTGCCTAAATCATCATTATCACTATCGCTATATAACTTGTTATTAAAATCACCAGATATATATTTCCCGAACATCTTCATAAAATGAACAGGATACTCATACCATTCCGGGTTCTTCCCCATAGGATCTATTGATGAATACGCAGCTTTATTTATGCGAGTAGGGCCATCAGTATACCTTGAATTAGCGATATCATATATTATTGACAAAACCGGGTGAGCAGAAGCTACGTAATTATCCAATACCCTGCTCCCGAATCTAGGTCTATCAAGAACAGACTCTCTTGTTTCTCCTCCATCTTGCTTCCTCTCAATTTTTTCTCCCCATAGCCCATATTTCTTCCTAGGCCATATGCCGTCTATGGCATCCACATAACCAACGGGATGCTCCCCTTCCAGACGCCGGTCCCGTCGCTCGTCCGCTGGGTACAGGGCGTTGGCCAACGGCTGCGTGATATGACCCAACCCCTTATCCTTGGAACTCGACATAGCATCCACCACAGTCCGATATACAGGTCTTAATTTCTCAGGTAAATATAGCCCCGCCTCATCAACCAACTCACCGATCTTCTTATTTATACCCCTGATACTGAAATTATAATTACCCATGCCATTATTCAACGGGGACAACGCACCTCTTATCCCATTCATGCCTTTAACTGCGGCTCCTCCGCTAAGGATATCAAACTCCGGGGACACGTTTCTCAAAGGACTATCATCCATACCCCTGAAATACATAGGACGCTCGCCTCTTACGACACGATCAAGATCCTCCTTATATAAATCCTTTATCCATGAAGGAATTTCCTCTGGTTTATCTTTCTTAGCCATAAATCATATTTTTCACAAAGATAGGAATAATAGCATGTAGATTAAAACAGTAAGCGGATACATGATTCATATCATCTACCCGCCTACATCCTCAATGCATATGATAAGCCGCTAAGGCTTTCTTAGCCGAATCCCTCGACTTGTACTTGGCCGGCCATAATTTACCGGTCTTGTTGCTAACCACTCGCCAATTACTCCCTACTTTCTTAATGCATCCTGACTTCGGGCATTCGCCCTTCTTCTTACCGCTAGCTTTTCCTGTTGCCATAACATCAAATATTTAAATTACAATAGTACTTACCTCATAAGTATCATAATTAATTTTTATCTTACTCATTTTTGAAGAATTCGGATCAAAAAATACCAAATAAGCGGCATCATAAATATAACTTGCTATGATATATGAATTAAAAGCCCCCGTAAAACCGGAGTCAGATATCACTCGTGAAAGATACATATGATCATTATTTAGAATATAACTTTTTATATCATCATATTTTGATTTGGTTATAGATGATACTATATCAATAGTCCCAGGTTCTAATAGATAACTTGATATGTCTATACCTCTTATATCCTGATATAACCCATTATCCATCAATGCTTTATTCCCAGTCCCTTTCAACTTAAGATGAAGCTGATTATCAAAATTTATATTATCTTCTGTATTCCCAAAAGACCTTACAATAACTATCTCCGTGTTATCTGATGATGCTATATTTAAAGAAGAATTAATATATTCAACATTCAAATTAGGGTAAACAGATATAGATATATCTGAAAATCCCATATTAAGGGAATTATTTGAAGCGCTGATATAAATAGTGATACAATCATTCCTTTGATCATTAAAAACCATCAAATCATTAATATTCACGCCACCTAACGCTTCTACAAAAGAATTGTTAGGTCTTATCATCCTGACATTGGACGTAGAACTACCATCAAACAACGACCTTATAGTATTATATTGAGATTGAGACAAAGTAGTAGATTGATCTCCTACAAGCTGTAAGATGATAGCTAAAAAAGCATCCTCATCATCACTTTTAGCTACTGCGTCCTTCCACGTACCATCACCACAAAGGAACCTACCCTCATCCCCCTTAGCAGGAGCCGGCACCAATCCCGCAGCGCCAGCCCCGGACGCCGTGGCGCCAACCATATCCTTGACCTTATCAAGTCTACTGTCTATTTGATTACCATCGTACTTACCAATAAAATCCTCCATATCGTTTTAATATACAAGGGAGAGGCGGCAAAATACCCCCCCCTATATGTTAATAAATCAATAAACTTTCTCCTCATTGCTAAACCAACGAACTATCATCTTGAACCGACTCTCAATGTCATTCACGAACCTAGCCAAGAACCAATCGCCACGAAGACGATCACGCCACCTCCGGTGATAATCGACGGCCCTAGGGTCGATCTTCCGGTCAATATCATTCACGTCCTTGATCCATACCGGGAGGTTATTAGTATCGTCTTTGACCTCGTTAAAATAGTCATTTATATTTATCTTCTGATCAACCTCCGTCACCAGTATCTCACGGCTATCGTCATTGGTTACAGGATACCTTAACCGCTGGCTCATATCGTTCTTGTCGGCGATAACCATCCGAAGCTCACCGCTGTTGTTGGTATCATTATAAAACCATGCCTTATTAAATCCAGTAGTCCTAAGAATTTGGTAATTAATCTCATCCTGATACCTTCTGGCATCCATCCGATACTGGTAGTTGGTGAGGATCTTATTCACATACTGCTCACGTACCGGAACCTCTATAACAAACGGATATAGCTTACCATAAAATACTTGATACGATTGGTTGGTCAAACCATGAGACCATAAACCTATCTCCTGACTTTCACTTGAGTAGTTCTTTCCGGACTGGAAATAATGCTGGTGCTCGATATAATAATCAGGGGTGTAGGATAAATATGATTTCCACTCACCCTTCAGGCAGTTATACCCAACGGTGAACGAGACGTCCGTGAAATGGCTGGCGTCCTGTAGCTCCACCGCCTGCCCGTTCCTGTAGAACCGGCCGCCACGGAATTGGTACTCGCTCGGATTCCCTACCGGTATATAATCTTTCTTGGTTATTAGAACCCTCTTGAACCGATTATCCCAGCCCATGGATAGCCCTATACCAAAAAACTTGTTATCAATATCATAATAAGACAGCTCAGCGTCCGTATCAGCGTTATATATCCGGCTACGGATGATCTTCATCTGAAGATGCTCCTTAAACCAGTTTCTAAGCCCCGGTGTGACCTCCGTAAGATTCCTACCATTAGAATCTACCTTAAACACCTGACCACGCCTTAAATCGACCCAAAAATGCCCAAACTCGCAACTGATCATATCCCGACTCTGGGTCCCGGAATATCCTAACGTCGTATTATTATACTCAATGCCACGAGAGGCGAAAAGCCCACCTGTCCCTAGCTCGCTATTCTCCGGGGATATTCTTTCTGCCAGCACGTCTATAGCGTTATATAGTCCTACCTGATTCTCGAAGCGAGCTAGTATTTGATCCGACTCTATTCCCTTCATGCTTATAAGCTTTCCGAACGAGGTCTTGAACTCATGGTAATCCATAGGCTTGTACGACAGCCAAGGATCGGTCATGCCGTTCTCCGACACGTCGGCGGTGCTCCATATGACGCCGTTGGGTCTTTGGTAAGCGCAGTCCCAAAAATTGCTATCATACGTCTCTGGTAATGACCTTCCGCCTAGCGTAAAACGATTCTTATACACAGGACTTATCTTAAACACATTATCCCTTGATATAGGGACATTACGCTCTTGAGTCCATGATATATAATCCCCTACCTCCGGATAGAACCCCTCGTAAGGTTCAGGCCCGGCTATACGGAAATTGCAATTGATCTCAGACTCCACGAGGAACTGAGGTATACCATAGAAGTATAAGAAGAAACGACCGCTAAGATACATATCTCCGGTCTTGCAAACCATCTCATAAGCGCTCTTCCGGCTAGGGAAAGAGTATAGCGATCCGGTATCCGTATCGGTCTTATTAAGATAATCCTCCCCGGTATCGTAATTGACGAAATAACGGGGATACCCGATGTTTCGATAATCGTAATAAGGGAATGGTATCATGTCTCCCTGACCAAACTGAGTCAAGTAAAACATAGGCATCTTCCTCTTAAGCGAGAACCTTGATATAAACACATCTCCTCCAAAAACAGGTTTACGCTTATCCTCATCCATCAACCCGCAACCACCTAACGATACCCACCTGATATCCTCTATCTGCCCGTATTGAGCCGGAGAATATTTCTTTATCCTCATATAAGGGCAGGATACGAAAGATTCACGTGTCATAAAATGAGGCGTCATACCAGCCACCTCATCGTTACGAATATTACACTCATCATGAATACGACTGGTATCGTAACTTGAAACCAACTCCGGATATTCAAGCATATACTTATCCATACCAAATGACATGAACAACGAATGCTCACGATCGAGGTTGTTTATGATAATAGGCTTACCACCTACGGTTCCCCCTTGTGACGAGATGTCTGTAACCGGATACAACCCGCTCTTGATATATTTGGCCGTTGACAATCCACGTAGCTCCGACGCCCCTATTTTTTGGTAAAATAAATTATAATGAGCGACAGAAGTATAATAATAAGCATAGTTCCGTCTAGGTCCCCTATCTATCAATGCCGTTAACCACTGATACCTGTACTTGCCTATATCCACCACGGACTGGGCTGTGGCCTTGGCGATACCCGTAGCCAGACGGATAGCCGTCAGCGCTATGCCGACAGGGTTGGCTAAAAAGAACACGCCTCCACCGACATATTGCTGTGAAGCCGACTGATATGTATACTCAGCTATAGCGGATATTAAATTAGCCATAGCCTCCACCGTAGCCAATGATGTTGCCATACTGTAAGCCTTACTCCCTAATATCGTCCATTTAGGGTGATCCTCCACCTCCCTGAATATACCGGAGGATTTACCTAATTGATAACCATCAACAAGGCACTCGGTGGGAGCGTCAGGCTTGTTAAAGGCAATATCAGGACTTAAGAATGAATACCAGATATTACCCTTCCTGTTAAACGGATGCGTTATAAATCTCTCACGATTAATATCCTTATAGATATACATATCATCAGACAAATCGTTGTAAGGGTAATTAGGATAAAGGTTAGCCGATCCGTCGGGATCATCGTACTTAAACATATCATAAGCCAGACCGGTTCCGATAACGCTCTTATCCAACGTCCTATCGCCCCTATACAACTCATATCCTATTATAGAATCTCTTCTAGCCTTATCTATAAGACCGTTCTCTACCGCTATATCCAGAAACTCATTAACGATATCGTCATCAAGCATCACCCCCATAGGATAAATATAGGAGTCAACTCCATATTGACCGGTCAGTTGAGACGGATTACCCATGAAAGGAGCGACAGAGTTATCCGGAAACTTGTAATGACGTATAGGTCTCTGACAAAACGTGGTTGACGTATTGGGGTACTCAGCGTTATCCCCATTACCGGTGAAATAAGACTTACCCCCAACTGATTTAGGAGACCCATAGTATTTCGTCAAAGAATCTATTATATCCTTCCTCTTTGATCCTCCCGATGATATCCCGATCTTGCTTGAATCATACAACTCAAAATTAGCCGGGTACTTATTGGTAGACTCCCAATATCCGAAATCACCATACTGATATGGTCTGGGAGCGCAGTCAGCGGGTTTATCTCCACATGAGACACATTTCGCCTCATAGGTAACAAATCTCCTTAATTTCAATTCTTTCGTGAAGAAGAACACGTATTTCACCTCCAGCGGCCGAATGCCAAAACAGAACGGGGCGGGGAAGATGGCGGTGCCGGCCGTATAGAATCCGGCAAGCTCCTTCATGTCCTGCCTCATGGCGAAACCGGTGAAGAACACGCATACCGCAGGCTCGATGCAAACATATATCTTATGGAAAGTAGTCTTGTCATCATTCCAGAACAAGTACTTTGGCATCATAAATATCTTATGATCCACGTAATTCACTATAACACCTTTCTTGGCATCATTAGCCAAAGGATTAGGAGCCACGGTACCTTCCTTGTCCGAGAAAAACGTTATACGAACCTTATTGTATGATGATGAGTCGCCGATCGGATAATTATAGTTACCCATCATCTCTATATACATAATACCGTTATCAGGATCGGATAAACCACTTATGTATTTCTCGTAATCCAACTCCACCCATCTGGCGTATGAGGATACATGTGGATAGAACTTGAAATAAGTCAAGTTGCTTCTACCGAACCAATTGGTCTTGGCGTCAATATCATTCTGCACAGACACACGACCTTCCCAGTCAGTAGTTATACCGGTATTAAACTTAGAATTATCACCATCGCCAAAAAGACACATGGCGTTCTCGATACCAAACTGACTCTCATATTGGGGAAAATAAGCCTCCATCGTATCCATTAACTGATCAAGCATCGTCTCCGTATGCTTCTTTCCTTCCCATCCGGGATATTGATACAAATATGTGCACTTACCCAATGACCTACCCCCTTGGAATGTAGGAAGTTGAACATCGTTAATAGTAGGATTCACGTGAGGATCACCTACCGAACACCCATTAGTACATATACCCTCATCATATAACTGCCGAACATTAGACATATCCTGACACAAGACCAAGGCGGAGGAGTCTATATCAGACGGGAATTTATCCTCATCCTGACCATCCAACCATTCCTGAACCAGATCTATGATATTCTTACCTCCACTGGAGTAATTATCGAAATCACACAATACAGAGAATTTCCTTTGTGACTCGGCGTTACTTTGTATTAATGTCGTAGGTTCGGTCTCCACGTAATCACTAGCCAGCTTATACGTAAAATCAATCCTAAAATCCACCAAAGAGTTTTTATCCAATATAGTCCTGGTCTCTATCCTCTCGATATCATCACATCCACTAGGGAAATCGGGAGCCTTTATACCGTCTTGATCCTCTGGCAATGATATAGCAGCGCATAACTCGTCAGTAATACCTACATTAGATTCTATGATATCACACAGGTTCTCTATATTATCAGCGATATAATCAATAGCATCATCTACCGTAACATCTTCCCCCATCGTATTGATAATGAATTGGGTCTCTCCTACCGTGGCATATTCCTGTTCTACATATCTGAGTTGCTTGACATCTAGCTGATTCTTGCATTCTCCTCCAAAATCATCAAATCCCCAAGACGGGTCGTTTATGATCTTTGCCGTATTCTTAAACTGCCAAAGATGACGGCGGCTGTTCCCGGCGCACTGCGGGTTGTTCTCCAGCACCGACGCAGCCGACAGGTCGTCAGAGTTACCGTCCTCATCAACGATAACCTCCATCTCCTCCCTTGTGGCCGGACGAGGGATAAGCGGGAATCTAGCCGTCCTGTATCCTGTATTGGTAAAGAATCTTATACCCAACGGATATACCTCGTCACGCATGAAAGAGGCGTATTTAGAGCAAGCCACACCGTCTTTATACAAATTCTCCGTGGCTATAGATGTCTGCCATTTAACGAAATGACCCAAGAAGTTAACGACCGGTTGAAGATTCCATTCGTTCTCCACGGTCAAGCCGTATTGAAGAAGACGATTCCCGACAGACGTCATGCCTCTGGCTGTCTTATATACCGGTATTTCCTTGGATAACTTCTCCATGGTCGTACGCTCGCTATATTGATCCGTAAGATAATAGATAGTCCTTTCCGTTATCGGATGTATACCTTCTATGAAATACTCAAGAACCGGGCTTTGCTCACCATTAAACCCAACCGTGTTCTGTATAACACCTATCTTATAATGAGATACCTGCTTATCTATATTAGACACGGTAAGGCGGATACCCATGTTGGTTGACTTACCCCATAAACCATCGCGGATAACCATATCTTGACGATCGAATAACATGATTGGGTTGGTCAATGAGCAATATCCGGTCTTCTCAATCCCGAACTCATCGCACAACGCCACGCAGAACTGGTAGGTCCCGGCACGCAGGCTCCCCCCGAACTCCACGACCTCAGGCTCCACGCACGGGGCCGTCAGCAACGGGAACACCAGCAGCTTCTCGCAGGCCAGCCTACACCTCTCTATTGGTTTGTCATCCCCACATGTCTTATACCCATGATAATGATACCAAAAGTCACCATCATCATCCGGATTAAGAGCCTTATCGACCATAACATATCGCTGGGGATTATATCCATCGGTCCAGTATATCACCTTCCCGCATTTCTCGTCCTTGATCTCTATATCGAAGATCGGATGATGAATGGAGAAATTAAGACAAGGGTCATCAACCCCGTCCTCTATCAGGACCTCCATCAAATCACATATCTCATCAAAACGACCATCCGACTCCTCAAGCCTCTCGCCAAGGATACGATGGATGTCCTTTCCCGATCCAGCCAATTGATCCTCCACGGTCTTGATATAATCCAATGACCGCATGAACGTGATCTTAGACGTATTATCATCCGGATTAGATAGAAAGAAATAAGTATTATCACCAGCTATGTCATTCTTATACCCAATAACCTTATAGCCATCAAATCGCTTACATAAAAGGGTACTAGGCTCGTTCTGGATCTTAAGCTGGCTTCCATCGTCACCCTCTATGGTAGCGTTCAAGGCGAAACTATATTCAGACGGGGATAGATCCTGTGGATGCTTATCCCTGTTCATCCCGGAGTCGGGAACCGCTATGTTAGAGTTATTTTGCACGACATTATCTTTTTCGCAAATATAACAAATCCTGCGGATAATCACTTATGTGGCGGATTCTATTGACATACTCCCATCACTAAAGCAAATGGGATTCTTGGATACAGACGCAAGAAACCCCGATATTACTATCGCTGGAATTACTCTTGCTCTCCAATTCGGAAATGCCCTTCCGAAGTATATTACGGGCCGCAAGAACATCACGGTCGTTGATAGACTCGCATTTTGGACAACACCATGTGCGATCTCTCAACGACAAGTTTTTATTAACAAACCCGCATTCACAAGTCTTTGAGGAAGGATACCATTTGTCAATCTTATGTACTATCACTCCATGCTTTGAAGCGATATACGTAAGTTTGTTAATAAAAGAAGAATGACTGAGATCAGAAACTTTCTTTCCCCACAAACGTTTCATTCCTTCAATGTTTAGATCTTCAATGAAAATATAATCATATCGCTTGCACAATTCATGAGCTAATTTCCATTGAAAATCAGATCGAAAATCGTTTATTTTACGATACGCTTGTTGAAGTTCAAACAGTCTTCTTTTTCTATTATTGGATCCTTTCTTCGCATTAGAAAACTTTCTATTTAGTTTTCTAATCTTGTTTTGATATTGCTTGAAGAATAATGGAGACCCAATTTTGTTACCATCACTTTTAGTTAGGTAAGTTTTCAGACCAAAATCCAATCCTACAGATGCACCATCATATGTCTTTCTGTAAGAGTTTGCAGGATTGTAATCTGTAACTATAATCAAACTAAAACGATAGCAGGTTTCTCTGACTATTCTTATTTGTTTAACATTACCTTCATATGCTCTACTGTATGAAAACTTAAAACGTTTCTTTCCTTTGTTGATTGTGAGAATATTACCATTTAGAGTAAACCCTCCTTGTTTAAAAACAAAAGAGTTGAAACAATCTGATCTTTTAAACTTAGGTGGTCTCTTTGATTTTCTTTTAAAGAAACGATTATAAGATTCATCAAGACGTTCAAGTATTTCTTGTGTTGTTTGAGAATGAAGAAGATTTCTTTTAATTCTTTTAGCAAAATGCTTCTTCATTTTACCAATTGAGATATATTTCCCAAACAGTTTATAGTATCTACGTTGTAGAGCTAAAGCATGATTCCATACAAAACAACATTCACGAAGCATTTTATCAAGATACTTCGTTTTCTTGGATCTGTATATATTATATTTGTAGGAAATCATTTTTTTATTTGTAATTTTGATTCAAAATTGATCAAACCAATTCATCCACCTTCTAAAGTATGGTGGTTTTGTTGGTTAAATAATCATAAAAAATCCTCCAGACTTTCACAAGTCAGGAGGAGAACTAAATACTTTTAAACGCTCGTGTAAAGTACAAAAACACAACAATTACAAATTTTTACCCATGTAGTTCGATTGCTTATCGGCATCCTCTACAGATATGTAAAAGAAACCGTTAGTCACGTATCTCTCATTGACATCCACAAAATCAGTAGATCCTTTGTCCACTCCTTTCTTCGATCCCTCATCACACACAGCTACCAGACTATTAAAGTCATTGGAATAACCTACGATCACACCGTGTATATCCCGATTTCGAGGATCGAATACGTACCTCATCTTACACCTATCGTAAGCTAACTCTAAAGAGCTTTTGCTTAACCTCTCATCTAATCCAGCACCCGCTACCAAGGCCAAAACGCTCTTTGATATGTCACTCATGGTGGTATCCTTGGTCGGAGCCTTAGGCATAGAAACGCCTTCCATGACAAAATCCAACGCCTTATCTACAAGGCCATCGAAATCATCATCTCTTATATAATCCTTAAGCACCTCCAGTATATATAACCGGACATGGAGTTCGTTATTTACATCATTTAAAGTTATCATGATCCTAGTTTTCGGCAAAGCTAGATTATTCCCACGCAATAAAAGATCAAATATGTCATAAGTGAAGGATTAAAAAAAATAAAAAAACTCTCCTATCCTCACGAACAAGAGAGCCGATGTGTTTATATTATGAAGAAAAATCTATTCACCTATTCTTACAATACAGTCACGAGATTCCTTGTTATAGATCATCGTGCCTACCTTAGAATACAAGGTCTTTATATTTTGCCAATTATCCTCACCATGGGCGGATACGTTAGTGGGAGCGTCACCGGTATAAACCTCCTCGCCTCCGATATTGACAAAATCATATCCACGTTTCTCCATAGAACCGCCCTTATATGCCGTGAACCTGATAGTGACATTACCTTTCTCACGACCACCATACCAGTTACCGTATATACTACACCTGATCTCAAGAGGTAATTTATCATAATTATCGCCATCCAACAACGGCCCCATCTGGATCAAGGCGGCCTCATTACCTGATTCCATGTTATCACCACCGTGGATAAGATAATCACCTACCCGCTCCTGCGTGGTCTGGTACTGTTTACTCCAACCAACCAGCTTGCCGTCCACGTCCGGGAGGCCGGTGTTATCGAAACCGGTAGCCGTGTCAAAGTCAATGCCGTCCTCGTCAGCCCAGATATACCTAAGCACAAGGTAATCGAACTCCGGGATGATCACCACCGGGACGGACTCCTGCCTGCACACGAACGTCTTCTCCTCCTTGGTTCCCTCTTTTATAACCTTATACGTTACCTGACGTATCTCACCAGTCTCATTGATATCAGCGGTAACCTTAACCCCAGCAGGACCAGTACCACTTGTCTTATCTAAATGTATCCAATCATTTTTCTTTGCCATATTATCTTTTTTTCTTTTTAAAAACGTATATTCGCGTCATAATCGCGGGGTGGAGAAGAGGTATCTCATTAGGCTCATAACCTAAAGATCGAGGGTTCGATTCCCTCCCCCGCAACTAAACCAATTTGATATACTTATCAAAAGCATTGGGCCACATCCGCTCATAAGACAACATCCTTCTCCTATTATCCTCAGCCAGTTCCCGATAATCATTTAACGTGATCATCGACATCTTAAGCTCCTTCATAGCCCTAGCGAACTTACCCGGTTCCTGTTGGGCGTATAGCTTATAAGCGTCACCAGCGCCCTGTACCAAACCGTTCACGGCAGCGTTCTCAAAGATCTTCATCTTGATATACGTCTCAACATAATCCTCAAGGTATCCTAACGCCGTTTCAGGTATATATGGAAGACCGTCATCATCCTTAGGCGTAGCACGATATATGATATAAATAAACCCGTCAAACCCGGTATACATAATATTGCCGGATATAGTTATATCATAATTATCCCAATCGTGCTTATCCCGATACTTGTCAGCGGCGCAATCACGCCTCAACCCACGACCTATCGATAATCTTACAGGATGATGGTAATGGAAGCGAACCTCATGAGACCCGATATATATCTTCTCCGTGATCGTCTTCTCAAACTCCTCCTTACAGCACTCGGTGCAGGAGTTCCAACGGAAACCGCGCTCGGTGCGCTCGACCCAGCCGATCTCGTGTTGGAGGTCAGCCTTAGCCTTGTCGCCGCCCGGTATCTCGCAAACCAGAGGCTCACATCTATAAGCGTCAAGCATGTCGAAAAAATCGGAAGGCAATACCGCCTGTTTATTACTGGTCTTGACAACCGCCTCTGACATGACCGCTATAACACCCCCGAACCTTTTCAAGGCGATCTCAGCCCACCTATAAACAGACGAGGTATCTATAGCCCCGCTATCATCGTATTTATGTAAATCGGCCTTGATCTCGGCCAATAGCCCTTTTATAGTCATATTTAAGTCTTTTGCACAAAGATATGTATTTGAATCCGTGATACAAAAAAAATCCAGTCTACCCTCACGGGCTAACTGGATCACAAAAACTTCTACAGCTTATAAACCCATTTAACTCCAAATACCTTACTCTCCGACTCAACCTCCCGGTACAAGAACTTATACCTCCTACCTGATTCCATAGCCAATCTACACTCCTTATTCAACGCCGGAGAAATATAGAGATGGAAATACTTGTTCCGAGGCATAAAATCAATACACGTATGGACATAAGAATATCCACCAGTTCCACGTCTGTTAATAGTACCGGTAAGCTTATTTAGATATATCTTACGATTAGGATTGATCTTATGGCACAGATAACCGATGTTGTTTATATAAACCCCACCCTCATTATCCAGATACTTATCACGTATGACCTTCCATATCAAGGACTGACATTCGAGAATATCATTCTTGTCCACAATCGTATGTTTCCTTCTCTTGCCGTTCTTAGACATAATAGATCTATAAAAACGGAGAAAGTACTGATCAAGTATTTTAAATGACTTTGTTTTCATATCACAAATATAACGATTTCATCCTAATACAAGAAATTTATACACAAAAATACACCGCCTGCACCAAGGACGAGGCAAATAGGATAGCCGACAATAACCTACAATCCGATGGTATCTCTTACGCTAATGGCTTGGCGCAGGCCGATAGATGCGATTGC